GTCCTTGACGATTTATTGCAGAGCTTAGACTACTTGGATAGGGAAGGGAACAGGGAACCAGTTATCGGTGGCGATCCAGGCACTGATCCTCCTGGCACTGATCCTCCTGGCACTGATCCTCCTGGCATTCAGCCACCCCCGCCCCCGCCACCACCCGGCGTGCCGGAATTTAAGATTCCTGTTCTTATTCGTTTCGACGACGATGATATAAAGTATTACAAGCTTAACGCGAGGTATCTCAACAAGCAAGGAAATAGGGAAAAAGCGGAGGAAGCCCTCAAGGCTATGGAAAACAGCACAGTGATAGGGCGTGAATTGCAGGAGAGCGAGGCATTTATGCAGTTATTCGAGCTTTCGTCCGACCTTCACGAAGAGGAAGCAGGCAGCCTTCAGAACACAGACAGCTTTGAGAGAGAATTTGGTCGCGGCACCCGTGCTGATAATCTGAAGATTGCCATTCAAAAGACGGGTCGTCGGCGTAAGCTGAGGAGCGGTGCCAGAACAAAACCAGTCTTCTACTATGTCTTCGACAAATCAATCCAGGGTGATCTAGATAAGCTGGGCACAGGGGCTAAGTTTAATCACTTCGTTAGTCGTGTTCTTAGAAAGGCGATTGCGGCAGTTAAGAACAAAGGCAACAAGGCTTTAACTCCAGAAGAAGCATACTACGCCATCAAGAGGAAGGGAGGCGGAGGCACTGGCATGAAGGGTCTCAGCATCAAGGAGGCAATCGAAATTTTAAGAGCGTATAAGGTTGTTGAAGGCGAACTTGCTCAGGTAGCGAAGAAGAAGACGAAGAAGACAGTGAAGAAGGGTAAGAAGCCTGGCAAGAAAGCTTCGGCTAAGCCACATGGTCCCGTCTGGTCTCCAGAGACTGGCAAGGAGGGGGAGCCCGTTAAGGCTTCGGCGGCTAAGCCACGCAGTTCCGGCTCCAAGCTTGATAGACGCCAAAGGCAGCGCGACCGTCGAGACCAAAAATCAGCCAAGGGGTTCGGTCGAATGGGCGAATCAGTGGATGAATCAATTCAAGAATGCCGCTCGAAGGCAAGCGAAGAGAAATTTGAAAAACTTATTAATGGACTTTTCTAGCAGGAGTAGTGGTGAAGAAGGCAGAATTAAAAAGGCTCTTGAAGCCATTGGTTAAAGAGTGTATCAAAGAATGCCTTCATGAAGAAGGCGTTCTTTCTTCCGTCATATCAGAGGTTGTAAAAGGTATGAATGGCGCTGTCATACAAGAGAGGGCTACACCTGTTGTGTCTGTTGCGCCCTCCCCGCCCCCCAGAAGAAATAATGTTCTTAGGGAGCAAAAGCGTAAATTGCTCGATGCGATTGGGAAAGATTCATATGGTGGCGTCGATATTTTTGAAGGTATGGCACCCCTACCTCCGCAGTTATCGCCACAGGACGCGGCGTCGAATCCGTTAGGGGGTGTGGCACCCGCTGACCCCGGTGTGGATATCTCTGGTATTGTTGCGCTTGGAGGAAAAAAATGGAAAGCTTTCATGGGCTAGGGACTATTTAAAAGAAAGAGGAAAAAATGTCAACATTTAATAAATACACCGTCGGCTTAAACCACGTCGGCTCATATCAGGCGAGTTCGAGACCTTACACCACGGCTTCGTGTGACGTTCCGGCATCAGGCACTAATATGGCACTTGCCTTTGAGGTATCGCTTCCAAGTGTTAGCAGGTTTGTAACTATTAGGCACGATGGCAATGATACATATTCTGATGCGAATATGTCGGATATGCGCTTTGCGTTTTCCTCGGGAGGTCTCGGACCATCGAGCAACTATGTAACCCTGGAGCCTTCTTCTTCTTACACTGCCGACTTCAGGGTAACTAAAATTTATCTTATGAATCACGGTAACGGTGCAGGAAACTATATTGGCAAAGCTACTGTTATTGCTGGTTTGACTAACATCTCTTCTTCGCACCTTGTTGATAGCTGGGAAGGCTGGGATGGTGTTGGACCTTCTGACTGATGCCACAGAACTCTTTTACACCGGCAGGGGATTCTTCCTTTGCTGCCCTTCTCAGACAGGGCGCTCCCTGGGCTACAGTCACCGGGTTTAATAAAGCATCATCCGTGGTCGATGCAGGAACTACGGATATTATGTTTCAGGCGCGTTTGCAGGGATCTACTTTTCATTGCAGTCGCGGTTTTATGTACTTTGATCTCGAAGGGACTGCTTTACCATCTTATACAAAATTTATTAAGCTAAGAAAAGCTCGGCTAACCTTAACTGTTTCTTCTAAAAGCGGATCACAAGCCAATGCTCATAAGTTCAGAATCTTTGCTATGGATCCCGCCACCGCCGGCTTCAACCCTCATATCAATGATTACGTTAATTTCCACAACAACGTGTCCTCTGCTGATTTCGAAGTAACTGGTACCGGAACACTAAACTGCGATATTATCGGTGGCAGGCTCCTCAAGTGGATTGAAACAAAGATTAAAAGAAGAGAAGATCTGTATCTAATGATACGGAACTTCAATGATGTCGGCGGCACTGACCCTTCTGGGAACAACTATGCTGCATGTCGGAGCCCGACATACGGCACACCGGCACTGAAGCCCGAGTTTACTCTATCATATACACTCCGTCAAGGGCGCAAGGCTCTCGGCGGCGGATTCAGCAACGGGAGTGTAAAAGCAAGAGGAACAAACGGATTTGGTAATTTTTAAAAGGAAGAATAATGTCTTATAGAGATAGGAAGTTCGTGGCAAACGGCAACAAGCCGTCTCATGTTACGGTCACCCCAAAGAGAAATGAGCATCCTGAAAGATTAATAAAAAGGTTTTTAAGAAAGGTGAAGAAATCACGCATTCTAGAAGAGGTGCGAGACAGGAGATTTTATGAAAAACCATCTGCCAAACGAAGAAAAAAACGACTACAGCGTGAAAGAGTTTTGAAAAAATTGGCTGATCAGGCAGCTTAAGGTGTACGAGAGTGAAAACAATGAGATTAATACGGGAATTTGTAATTTTTACATACTACTTATTTGTGAAAAAGAATCTTCTTTTGGAGAAATAGATAAATGTCAGCACTATTAGAGCAAGCGATTATAGATGCAACAGCTTTGAAAGAAGCCGCACTTAAAAGCGCAGAGAATTCCATTCTTGAGAAGTATGCTCCCGAAGTCAGGAACGCCGTGGCTTCTTTACTGGAACAGGACGAAGCTTTGGATGATTTCGATATGGAAGCTGGCACCGAAGAGGGCTCTGAACATGACCTTAGCCTTGGAGCCGAAGAAGGCGAGAAGCTTTGCCCGTGCCCTGATGACGATGAGGTGGTCAACGTCGATTTCGAATACCTTCAAACTCTGATGGACGAGGTGCCCGAGGGCGATCCTGTGGACTTAGGGAGCGAAGTAGCAGAAGAAGGGGGCGACGAAGACGAACTTGAGTTGACAGAGGCGCTTCTGGAAGCCATTGAAGAAGCCGCACGCTGTGATGATCGCCGTCGCGGCACCACCATCAACGAATATGGGTACCGCAAGCGCCCCGACTATGACGAAGAATGCGTTGAGCGGGCGTACAACGACGCAGGGATGACCTGGGAACAAGCCGAAAAGTTCTGTCAGAAACGCGGTCGCGATGGGCGGCGTCCCTCGTTTGACGAGATTCCTTCTACCTTCGATGAAATTGACCCAACACTGGATGAAGAGGTGCTGGAGGAAGAGGGATCCGATTGTGTCAAGGAATACAGAGCCGGTGGGCTGACTGAAAAGGAGTACCTGGAATGCCTTAAAAGAGCGAGGCGTTACAACGAACAGACCGAAGTCGAACTCACCGAAGAGAACATCGATGCAATCCTTGAAGAATTGGTCGTGGATATCAGACCAGAAAAGAGCGGTTGGGCAGGAACACCTGCAACCGTTTCGAACCATTATGCTGAGCTTGAACTCGCCCGTCTGGCGTCTACTGAAGCTCAGGAAGAAATTAAAATTATGAAACAAGCTCTTGGTAATATCAAGAAGGATTATGCCCAAATGAACGAAAGTTTGAAGAAAGCACATTCCAAAAACAAGAAGCTTGTTAAAACACTTTCTAGTATGAAGGGGAAACTTGAAGAAGTACACCTTTCTAATGCTAGATTATTTTACACGAATCGTGTACTGAGTAGTAGCTCCCTGAATGAGCGGCAAAAGTTAAAAATTGCCGAAGCTATTTCGGATTCTCGTTCTGTAAATGAGGCGAAGATCGTTTATGAGACTCTTCAAAACGCAGTGGGTCCTTCTTCTACAAAGAAGGGACCAAAATCACTGAGTGAAGCAATTAATCGAAATTCCCCTTTGATGGCTCGCAGAGAGTCGTCAAGCAGTGCTGATACGTCTGCTGTCCAGCGTATGCAAAGATTAGCAGGCATTTCTAAAAAATAAAAAAGGAGGACTAATAAAATGTCTATTTTAGAAAAATTAACAGAAGGTATTGTTAGTAGAGATCTCCGTCAAGAAGGTACTGCTCTTCTCTCCAAGTGGGAAAGAACAGGACTTCTGGAAGGTCTCGGCGATGACCGTAAGAAAGAAACGATGGCACGTTTGCTGGAAAACCAAGCTAAGCAGCTTCTCAAAGAAGCCGCTGGGTCTTCGATGGCTCAGGGTGATGTTGAGGGCTTCGCAGCAGTGGCGTTCCCAATCGTTCGTCGCGTTTTCGGTGGTTTAATTGCCAATGATCTGGTCAGTGTGCAGCCTATGAGCTTGCCGTCTGGTCTGATCTTTTTCCTTGACTTCACGTTTGGTGATACCAAGCTGGGTCAGGATCTCGGTGACTCGTTATATGGTGGCGGGGTTGTCGGTCAGCAGTTAACTGGCGGCGTCTCTCTTACCGGCGATAGCATCGACAAGGGACCGTATAACCTCAATAACGGGTTTGCTTCCGCAACAGGTAGCGCCGTTATCACGACCATGGAGCTTGTTGCTTCTGGTACCGTTGGTGCCGCAGGTGCAGGCAGCTACCCGATTACGCAGACGGCTATGGACACCCTCAACAAGCTCACTCGGTGGGATCCTGATCTTTCCGGTTCGGATGTTGTTGTTGTCATTGCCACCGGTTCGGGTGATCTAGGGCAGTGGAACGTGCGTGACTTTGTTGGGTTTGCTTCGACTGATGGTGCTGCGGCTCCTGGTCGGCTTGTCCGCCACTTGACCCAGATTAACTCTGGCTCGGTTGGTGCTGCCCCTGGCAGTACTTCCTACAAGGTACAGCTTGTCTTCGAAGCAACTGGTTCGCAGGTTCTCGATGCTGGCGCGGCTGGTGCAACTTCTCTCTTGAGTATAGTCACCGGTTCGCACGTTAAGAACTTTGGCTTCGTCATTGGAGACAACTTCACTGGAACGGCAACGGCTGGAGCGTCTCAAGCTGTTGGTGCAGTGAGAGCGACCACCACCTGGGGTCTTGAGGACCAATCTGCCATTCCCGAGATCGACATCAAGGTTGACTCTGTGAGTGTCACGGCTATGACCAAGAAGCTGAAAGCCAAGTGGACGCCTGAGTTGGGACAGGATCTGAATGCCTATCACAACTTGGATGCCGAGGTTGAGCTTACAAGCATCCTGTCTGAGCAGATTGCCCTTGAGATCGACCGTGAGATTCTTGAGGATCTCATTAAGGGTGCGACTGCTGGTACTTACTACTGGTCTCGTTCGCCGGGTCTGTTCGTTAATCGAACTACTGGTGCCGAGGTTGGCGCAAGTGCGGCTGCTCCGGACTTCACGGGTACTGTTTCTGAGTGGTATGAGACTCTTGCCGAGACGATCAATGATGTGTCGGCTCAGATCCATCGGAAGACTCTCCGTGGTGGTGCTAACTTCGTGGTGGTTTCACCCGAGGTTGCCAACATCCTTGAGTTCACTGCTGGATTCCGCGCTAGTGTCACTGCTGATCAGGACAAGGGTTCCATTGGTGCTGTGAACACCGGTTCTCTCTCTAAGAAGTTCGACGTGTTCGTCGACCCCTACTTCCCACGGAACGTTGTTCTTGTTGGTCGTAAGGGTGGTAGCTTCCTTGAGAGCGGCTATGTTTACGCTCCGTATGTACCCCTCCAGGTCACGCCGACTATCTTCGGTGTCGAGGACTTCGTGCCCCGTAAGGGTGTCATGACTCGGTACGCCAAGAAAATGGTGCGCCCTGACATGTACGGTCTGGTCATCGTTCGCGGATTGCTTGGTGAGTCTGGAGCTTAATAGCTACTAATTCATAAAGTACGAACAAAACCAACCCGCTCTCTTCGGAGGGCGGGTTTTTTACTTTTAATTGTTTAGTTGGAACATTGAAAACTATTTATAATATCCATTTAGAATTATGAGGAGACAAACATGGGAAAGAAAAGAAGAATGATCGCACATCCGGAGAAATACGGAAGAAAGTTTGCGTCACATCCCGCTTTGAGCAGAGTTACTAATCAGGAACAAGCAGAGGAATTGCCTGCCGTTGTTGCCGAGACTCCCACTCCGGTGTTAAAAGCCGCGAAAGAGGAGTTGGCTCCTAAGCCCAAGACAGCCGCTGTTCCCAAGAAGAGGGTTGCTACCAGATCTAGGACTGTTAAGCCGAGAGCTAAAAAGACAACTTCTAAGAAGTAGCGCTCTTTTGTGGTGTGGCTGACTATTTACGATAGGAGGAACCCTGCATGGCTATACCTAAATTAAGCCCCGTAAGCCAGACGAGTGCGGTTGTACTTCCATCTGTTGGTACAACTACCGATGTTTCGTCTGCTTGCCCGTTAGGAATCTATACTGGATCCACTGACTTCTTGTCAGGGGCTTCTGATCAGGTCGCCTACACGTATCAGAAACTTGGCGGGGATATTCTGGATATTGAGGTTACGTCTGGCTCTGTTTATGCCAACTACGAAGAAGCCTGTTTAGAATACTCCTACATCATTAACACACATCAGGCTAAAAACATCATTGGTGATGTTCTGGGGCACGCCACAGCCAGCTTTGATCATAACGGGATTATGACGGGCGGCGATACTTTAAGCGGGAGCAACATAGAGTTAAAGTATCCCAAATTTGATCTGAGATACCCCAAACGTGTCGGACCCGCCGTGGCTGGCTACGCTGGCTTCGGAGGGATGAAACCTTTCTATTCAGCTTCCATAGCTCTGCAAAACGGGGTCCAAGATTATGACCTACAGACTCTTATTTCAAGCTCTGCTGCGGTTTCGGACTCTGGGAAGCCTTATGCGTTACAGGTCGGCAACAATAGGCTTACAATTGAGAGAGTCTTCTATAAGACACCTCAGTCTATGTGGCGTTTCTTTGGCTACTATGGCGGATTAAATGTTGTCGGCAACGGCTCCATTTATGGCTATGGGCAGTATACGGATGACTCTACCTTCGAGATTGTTCCAGTATGGCAGAACAAGATGCAGGCTGCGGCTTATGAAGACCACCTTTATACTAGGTTGTCACACTATTCTTATGAGATACACAATAACAAATTAAGAATATTTCCTGAGCCCGATGCTGATATCGTTGAAAACATATGGGTTACTTTCACAATAAATAATCAGGAAAACGCTTGGGATGATCAAACGGGGCAGGATACCGGGACAAGAGGCATCAACAATATGAATACGATCCCGTTCACAAACATCCCTTATAGCTCCATAAACTCAATAGGTAAGCAATGGATTCGAAGATTCGCGCTGGCGCTCACAAAAGAAACCTTGGGTCAAGTAAGGAGTAAGTTCGGCAGTATACCGATTCCCGGAGAGACAGTTAACTTAAACGGTTCGGATTTGCTCTCACAATCTAAAGATGAGCAAGAAAAGCTGAGGGAAGAGCTTAAAACAACCTTGGATGAGATGACTTACGCGAAGATAGCGGAACAGGAAGCTAATTTAATGTCGAGCGTCAACACCTCCAACAAATATGTGCCGCTCTTAATCTATCAAGGCTAAAACAACATGTCTACGAACAATAAATGGTCACAGCCTGCACAGCCTCCCCCTCCGCTTTTCACAGGGAAAAAGGAGAGGGACTTAGTAAAGCAAGTAAACGACGAATTAATTGAAAAAGTAATAGGTCAGGCTGTTGTCTACTACCCTATCGACGTTGATAGAACGAATTTTCATGATTTATACGGGGAAGCGATAGTAAAAAACTTTTTGCCACCCGTCCGTGTAATGGCTCTTATCGAGATGATAGATTACCAGACATCATACACGGATAATATTGGTTTAGATTTCGAAGCAAACATTAATATTCACTTCCATCGCAGAAGGTTGACAGAAGATCAGGATTTGTATGTTCGTCAGGGTGATTTCGTCTTGTATGGGGATATATACTATGAGATCGTCAAGTTAACTGAATCTCGGCTATTCGGTCAGATAGACCACAGAATGGAAATAGCTGCACACTGTACAGCGGTTAGGGAGGGGACTTTTAATGCCCAGTGATGAAACTACAGCAGGGGTCGACAACAAACGTGTTCGTGATATCACGATGCTTCCGTCCACCATTGAGACGATTGACTACGCCCTTCACAACTGGGTTGATGAAATTGTTAACCCATTCGCAACCACAAATAAGGGGTGGGAGAAGGTTGATGTTCGCTGGGTCAGCGGTGAAAGAAGTTGGCAGATTAAGGAAGACCGAGATATCAGAGATGGAAGTAGCCGAATCATTCTGCCTATGATAACCATGTACAGAACAGGGTTTCAGAAAGACCCCGCCATGAAGGGCGTTGCATGGGCACACATCCCCAGCGTCAATGACGCGAAAGGAGGGGTTAGAAGCCTTACTGTTTCTCGTCGAATAGAGCAAGTAAAAACCTCTAAGTTTGCAAATGCAACTGCTAAGCGTCTTTACAATCAGTCAACTTTTCCATTTGGCAACAAGAAAGTTGTTTACCAGACAAAGACTTTCCCTATTCCGGTTTACATCGTCGGATCTTACACAGTATCGATCAGAACCGAGTATATTCAGCAGATGAACGAGATTGTTCAGCCCTTCCTGACGAGAACTGGGCAAATTAATAACTTTTTTATGACCAGGGATGGACATAAGTACGAAGGGTTTGTACAAAATGAGATAACAGACAGCAGCAACTCGGTCAACATGGGGGAAGAGCGTCGTTTCTACTTAAACAACTTTGATATCAAGGTTCTTGGGTATCTCATAGGCGAAGGAAAAAATGATGCTCGCCCAAAGATAGCAATTAGGGAGAATGCAGTGGAAGTTAGGATCCCTCGTGAACACGTTGTCTTTGGAGATATAAACGAATACTTAAAGAAAGGATTTTATAGATCGTAAAGAGAGATTCGTCTTTTGATACACTATTTATTTACGAAACTTGGAATCTTTGTTATAATTCTAAAGGAGACCAGAAGTAATGTCAGAAGTAAGAAAATTTAAGTTTGTTTCCCCCGGCATCTTTCTAAGAGAGATTGACAATTCGCAACTGCCGTCAGTTGCGCCGGAAGTCGGTCCTGTTTTTGTCGGGAGAGCACGCAAAGGTCCAGCCAACAGACCATATAAAGTTGAATCATTCAGCGAGTTTGTTGATGTGTTTGGAACGCCAGTCGCCGGGGGAAGCGGCGGTGATTATTTCCGCGAAGGAAACATCGCTGGTCCCACTTATGCGGTTTATGCTGCACAAGCTTATTTAGACGCACAGGTAGGTCCCGTTACATATGTTCGTATGCTTGGCGAACAGAATTTTGATCAGGATGGTACAACCAACGCACAAGCTGGCTGGAACACACTGACCGAATTTGATAGCGATCAGAACGTTAACCTGAGAGCCGCTAAAGGCGGCGCTTATGGTCTCTTCGTCATTCAGTCTGGCTCTGCGACTGGCGTAAGAACTACGGCTACGATGACAGGCTCTTTGGCAGCGATTTGGTATTGTAATTCCGGCTCAAGCCTTGTATTGTCCGGCAATGCGATTCCAGATAACAACTCCGATACACCATTCGCTGTTTCTGGCGCGGCAATTGTGATCGCTTCGGATTCAAGTATGACATTTACAGCCGAAGTCATAGGAAGTGGTTCTACGGCTGGGCTTTATACGGCACAGTCGCTTCTCAAAACCGAATTTAACTTTAACCGCGATAGCGACAATTATATTCGTAAGGTCTTCAACACGAACCCTACGACGGTCAACAGCACTATTTCAAATCAGTCTTTAATGTCAGAGGGTGAATCTAAGTATTGGCTTGGTGAGACTTATGATTCTTATCTTTTCGAGAAGCTCGGCACTGACACAGGCACAACCTATGGCTTCATCGCCGCAATCAACTCTGGTTCGACGGGTCACCTGAACGCCGGTTCCAACCATTGGGGTGACAGGAAAACAAGCCTGATCAACCCAAGAACGGGGTGGTTCTTCTCACAGGACATCCTTACTGTCGGCGGTGCAGGTCGTGCTACTTATGACGCGACCAACATGACAAAGCTCTTCCGATTCTACGGAAGAGACGGTGGCGAGTATATCCAAGAAAATTATAAAATCTCCATTCAAGACATCAAGTCTTCCACCACTAACTATGATAGCTACGGCTCTTTTACAGTGCTTGTCCGCGCTGCGAACGATTCTGATGCTAAGCCGGTAATCATCGAGAGGTTCTCCGAATGTAACCTTAACCCCCAATCGCAGAATTATGTTGCAAGAAAGGTTGGTGATCGTTATGTTGAGTGGGATTATCAAGATTCTCGCATGAGAGAGTATGGCGAGTTCTCAAATCGGTCTGAAATCGTTCGTATCGAGATGAATCCCGATATCAATGGTATCGATGCCCGCCTCCTTCCGTTTGGCGTCTTTGGACCACCTAGACCTCCGGGCTTTATGGTCCTCTCGGGCTCTTCGAAGGCATCTGCGTTTTCCGCAGCCACAAGAAATGTTGTTCCGCTCCTTGGGAATGCGTGGCAAACTGTTGCGCTGACGGGCACGGCGGGGCAGGCTGCTCCTTCTTACTCGTATATTGAGGGTTCTGGCTCCGTTGCATCTCCTTGGGCTGCAACACAGGGTCTTTATATCGCAGCCGGGACACAGGGCATGATGATTCAGACACATGTATCTGGTGCCGCCCCGTTGGAGACAGCCCCTGGTACTTGGGCAAGCGGGATGCAGTTTACTGCCTCGTGCTACTTCCCATCTACTCTCACGCGACTTTCGGCTTCCGACCACGGTGTCGCTTCGCCCAAACAAGCTTACTGGGGTCTCCAGACCCACTACTGGACAAGCGGAAAGACTTCCACCTCGTTTGACCGTGGCTATCGTGATTATCTCCGTGGGCTCCCGTTGGGCGAATCTGCTAGATTCGGCTCCCTGACAGGTCCGCCGACAAATAATGAATATTCTTGGATCTTCACCTTGGACGACCTTGTTGTCCCAGGTGGGAATCTCGGAAAGACATATTGGTTATCGGGCTCTCGTAACGGTCACGTTGCCACCACCACGGTGGGAGATTCGGTGACCTCGGCATCCTATCAGGCTGCTCTTGATTCGGGCTTGAATCGTTTCACCTCGCCTTTATTCGGCGGCTTTGACGGCTGGGATATTAAAGAGAAAGACCCTCTTCGTGACGGCTTCTTGACCAACGCCACTACGACACAGACTGCCATCAATAACTACGGGCATAACACTGTTGAAAAGGCTATTAATACCGTAGCGGATCCTGAGTTTGTTGAAATGAATATGCTTAGTGCTCCCGGTATCGTGAATGAGCAGCTTACAGAAAAGGTTCTGAATGTCTGCGAAGATCGTGGCGATGCTATCGGGGTTATTGACTTACGCGGGGTGTATCAGCCCTTTACGGAGAACTATAACGACTTTAAGACGCGAGTTACTCAAACATCTTTAGATAGCTGTATTACAAGCCTAAGAGATCGAAATATCAACTCTAGTTACGGCTGTACCTATTATCCTTGGGTCCAGATTCGCGATAGTCTTACGGGTCAGTTCCTTTGGGCTCCGCCTTCGGTTGCAGCGATTGGTACTTTCGCAAGCTCTGAGCGTGCATCGGAAGTTTGGTTCGCACCTGCTGGTTTCAACAGGGGCGGCTTAAGTAAGAGCGGTGCTGCTGGTCTCCCGGTCATCGCGGTGACAGAGAAGCTTACTTCGGTTGAACGGGATAAGCTTTATGAGGCAAACATCAACCCGATTGCTACTTTCCCAAGCGAAGGAATCGTCATCTTCGGTCAAAAGACCCTTCAGGTTACACCTTCCGCTCTGGACCGTATCAATGTCCGCCGTCTGATGATCTTTATTAAGAAAGAGATCTCCCGGATTGCTTCGGGCATCCTGTTTGACCAGAATGTTCCAGCTACTTGGCTACGCTTCACAGGTCAGGCTGAGCCTCTCCTCGCGAGTGTCAAGGCTAGAATGGGTCTCACAGAGTTCAGGGTTGTCTTGGATGAAACCACTACTACGCCAGACTTAATTGATCGTAACATCCTGTATGCCAAGATCTTCCTCAAGCCTGCTAGAGCAATTGAGTTCATCGCAATCGACTTCAACATCGCGAGATCGGGAGCATCGTTTGCTGACTAAAAAAAGGGGGTAATTTAATTTACCCCGACTATTTACTATACAAGGGAGAGAACTAATAATGGGATTCTGGACAGACGCAACATTGCAAGATCCAAAGAGAGCATATAGATTTTTAGTCACACTGGGGACCATGGAGAATGGCGCACAGTGGTATGCCAAGGCGGTTACAAAGCCTAGCTTTAAAATCGGCACTGCCGAGCATAAGTTTTTAAATCATACTTTCTACTACCCTACTCGTACAGAGTGGGACGAAGTTACTGTCACATTAGTCGATCCCGTTACTCCCGATGCAGCGAACTCTACTTTAGCCATTGTTAAAGCGTCTGGCTATGATCCCTCTATTTTAACCGCTGCGGCTTATGGAACCACAACTTCTAAGTCTGCTGCGGTCTCTGCCCTTGGCGGTCTCAAAATCCAGCAAATTGATTCGTTGAGTCAGCCAATCGAGACATGGACTCTTTGGAACGCTTTCCTGACAGGAGCTAAATTTTCTGATCTCGCATACGATAGCGACGATATGACGACGGTTGAGCTTTCAATTAGATATGACTGGGCTTACCTGGAAGTTCCCAACGGTGCCCAGGTTGGTCCGATTACAAATGAGATTGTCGGTGAAAACGCGACGATGGACTCGAACACGTACTTCAAGCCGGGTACGTGATACAGAGACAATTTTTTAACTAGAGGTGTGAATGGCTAGAAATAATGGAGATCGCTTAGGCGTTCCGACTACGCAAGTGTCCGGCGCTCCGATCAGTGAAGCTCCACCCAATCCGGCAATGGCATTTGCCACGCCGACGACCTTCGTGGAGTTACCTTCCAAGGGAACTCTTTATCCGGAGGGTCATCCTCTTTTTGGGCGTGAGCAGATAGAAATCCGTTTTATGACGGCAAAAGAAGAGGATATCTTAACTTCGGAGGCGCTTCTCAAGAAAGGCATTGCGATTGACAGAATGGTCCAGAGTGTTATTCTTGATCCGAGAGTCAAAGTTGAAGAGCTTGCCGTTGGTGACAAGAATGCTATTATTGTTGCTGCCCGTATCAGTGGATACGGAAAGGAATATGAAGTTGGCGTAAATTGTCCCAATTGTGGCTCTAGAACGGACTATTCTTTCGACCTTGAAAAGGCAAAGATCCACGATGGGCAAGATCATAGCGACTTTGATGTCGAGAAGACGGAGGGTGGAACTTTTGTTATCACTACCCCGGCTTTGAAGGCTCAAGTAGAGATGCGCCCGATGTACGGCATTGACGAAAAGTACCTGACACAGCTTGCAGCTAATAGGAAAGCCAAAAAGCTTCCTTCTACGACCACAACCGACCAGTTACGTCGCCTTGTGGTCTCGGTGAACGGCAACACAGACTCGGCATATAGGGAATCATTTATAAGTAATGCTACCGCTATAGACACGAGATACCTTCGTCAGGCATATCGTCAAATTATGCCAAATATTGACCTAACACAAGAGTTTTTGTGTTCTTCCTGCGGTGTAGGGTCCGAAATGGCGGTGCCCTTGACAGCCAAATTTTTTTGGGCTCAGTGAACAATATATAGAGAGCGTATATGAGCAGTTTTTCCTGCTTAAGTATCATGGTGGGTGGAGCTTCTACGAGGCTTACAATCTCCCCGTTCAGATTCGCTATTGGTTCTTGAAAAGACTAGAAAAACAACTTAAATCTGAACAAGAACAGATGGAAAAAGCTAGGGATAAAGGAAAAGGTGGTGGGAGACCTCCACCCCCAAGGTAAGGTCGGATGCGAAAGCTTCGACCTTTCTCTGTTAAGGGACTATTTATATCATGAGAGTCTAATCGGGAGACAATTGTAAATGTTAAACGAAGATAAACTGGATAATCTTGTTATAGATTTTGCCGAAATAAGAGAGAAAAAGCTTAACGAATCATTTTTGGCAGCATTTGGTAATTGGGTCAAGCTTATCCTCAATAGAACTTTTGGTCAAGGGAAAGGCTCTTCTGGTCCCTATGTCTCCGTGAAGGGAACCCCGACAGAGATTAAGGCGTTCGCTCAAGCACTCGGCAACGAGAAGAGGTATATCGAGGCTATCAGGAAACATGGTCTCGACGACCCTCGTGTTACGTCGAACAAAGCGAGGCTCAAAAAGGCTGTTTCGTCTTTTGAGAGGTCGACCGGCATTAAGTGGCCGTTTAAATAGGAAACTTATAAATGGCACCAAGAGAAACCAAAGAAGAAAAACTTAGAAGGGAATCCGAGCAAGCCACAGCCGCAGTCACAAGACTAAGCGATGCCGTTGAGGGCTTGAGAGAACGCACAGCGGGTTCCGCCGAGGAGCTTTCCCAGTTCATTGACGCGGAACTCGACGCAGCAAAAGCTGCTTTGGCTCTTTCCAAGCAACTCAATGATACTGCTGGAATTATAGAGCACACCGAACATATAAGGAAACTCAGTAGAGAGAGTGAAGCGTATGCAGAGGCTGCCAAGAAAGCTGAAGACAGGGCGAAGGCGTTTGCTAGTGCAGGCGAAGACTTAGGGCAAGAGTTAGCGGGCTTGATTCCAATAATCGGCGGTAACGTTGATTATATGGACACATTCGGCGGCAAGCTTGCCATGGCTTCTGCTAACGCAGGAGGGTTTGTAGACGGGCTTGGTGATGTAGCAGGCGGTTTCGCGGCTATGTTCAACCCCACCCAGTTGGCTACAAACATGCTCAGCTTTGCTACCGAAGGGGTGATGGCATGGGTTGGCTCAGCCGTTGAAATGAGCATGGCTACGCAGGCAGCTACAGCAAACTTCAATAGAGCCACCGGTATGATGGGTCAATACAACGGCGCTATGATGGGTGCGTTTCGTTCGACTACACAAGCTGGTGCTTCTTATGAAGACGCGGCAGAATCATTCGAGACGCTTATTCTCACAACTTCTAGATTTACAGATATGGTACCAGCGCAACAGCAAGCTTTAGCTGAGACTTCTTTGGTATTGGATAATCTGGGTATTGATTTGTCGACAAGCGCAGCAAATCTACATATTATGACCACAAGTCTTAATATGACAGCCGGCGAAGCAGAAACTACTTCGAGAAGGCTCGTTTCAGCCGCACATGCTATGGGTGTTGCCCCAGCCGAGATGGCGGCTGATTTCGCGTCAGCAGGTGCCCAATTCGCATCCTTTGGGGACCAGGCAGTCGATGCTTTCATCGACCTTAAGGAGGTCGCCAAGAAAACCGGAATTGAGTTGCAAGGTCTTTTAAGTATTACTGAAAAGTTCACAACGTTCGAGGGTGCAGCAGACCACGTTGGCAAGCTTAACGCTCTTCTTGGCGGCTCTTTCCTCAACACCGTTGATATGGTCACCCTTAGCCTGGAAGATCCAGCAGCAGCCATGCAGGAAGTTAGAAATGCTGTTCTTGATGCAGGCTTATCGTTTGAATCCATGAATCCGGCAATGCGCCGAGCAGTTGCTTCCGCTGCCGGTCTTGAAGATGCTGGTCAACTTGCGGCTCTTATGAGCGGCGAGCTAGATGGTCTCGGGAGTGCGTCAAGCGCAACCGCTGATCAGCTTGAGGACCTCAAAGAAGCTACAAAATTTACTCAAACTCTGTCTGATGAACTGGAGGCTACGAGGTTGGCATTCACAGCCAATTTTAGTCCTATTATCGAAGGTATTATTATTCCGGTGTTGGACAAACTTCAGGGACTTGCTTCGTTCTTAAATGACACATTTCACCCAAACGCTGCGGCTTTTATTTCTCTGGCAGGGTTTATGCTGATGGGGAAATTGGCTTTCTGGCAGTTATCAAAAGCGATTGCCACCACGACGGCTCCCATCACCGCCCTCACCGGTGAGATGGCAGCCCTTAATGGCACCTTGGGCAGCTTGGCTCTCGAAGCCGTTCCAGCATCCGGCGGAATAAAAACAGTTGGCACAGCAGCAGCCACAGCAGGCACTGGCTTGATGAGCATGGCATTGGCTGTTCTGGCGATTGGGGCTGGTATTGGAATAGCAGCAGCAGGACTGGCTTTGTTCGTATACTCCTTCTCATTTTTGACTGGTGATCAACTGTTTTATGCAGCCGTAGGGCTCGTCGCCTTGGCGGCTGGTTTTGCAGTGCTGATAGGGACAATGATGTTCTTTGCACAGCCTCTTGGCGCTGCTGCCGTCGCCGGTCTGCTTGCTGTTGGTGGTGCCGTGGCACTGATAGGTATAGGTATCGCAGCGGCTGCTGCTGGGATGGCGCTCCTTGTAGCATCCATCGGTACTCTGGCGGCAACTGCTGAAGATTTTGCGATGATCGGCGAAGCATTCGAGAATTTGAGTATTCCAAAAATGATTGTGTACACGACCGCGATGACTGCTACCGCTATGGCTGGGATGACACCCGCTGGCGTCGTTGTCGCTGCGATGGCGGGTGCTGCTGGAGGAGGCGGTGGTGCTGCAACCACCGCCGCTGCAACCAAAGTTGAAGTTAAGATAAACGGCAGTTTAAGAAAACTGTTCAAGGTGTTGGACAAGCGATATGTGCAAGGCAAGAGTGTAGCCCCTGGCAAAATTTCAAATAACCAATATCAATAGTTAAAACTATATATCGTTCTAATTATTACAAGGAGGCAATAGTAATGGGTTTTTTCGAAAATGTATTTGGGGCACCACAAGATCCTAACGCATCTGATGGCGGGGCTATTGAAGCGGCAACAGCCGCAGGAAAAGCCAAACTTTCAGCAACACCGGGATACTCTGACCCAGCCATTGAATATGCCTCACGGGGCAGTATAACCCAATTGGGGTTTCGGCATGTTCCGACCGGGAAGGAAACCTATTTCATGGCTTTTGTGACGGAATATTCCGATCAGTTCACATCAGAGTGGAACGAAGAAAATGTCTATGGCAGAATGGACCCAATTCCAACTTTTCAGAGGACTGGGAGAAAAATTAGTGTTAGCTGGGAGATCCCTGCTGATTCATATTCGGCAGGGTACATAAATTTGGTAAAATGCCAAGGTTTGATAAAATTCTTATATCCAGTTTATAATTCACACGATAATGCTAATTCTATTTCACAGGCTCCTATTATCAGAATGAAGTTCGCCAATTTAATCGCAAAAAGCCGAGGACCCTCTCTCCGGGAAAATGGTCTCTTGGGATATCTGGGTGGTATCACTTTTACTCCTGATATGGATGCTGGGTTTTTTGATGGCACATCCGGCGGCGGCGGAGCGGCGATCCAGGCGACCGACAACGCTTGGATGAAATATGTCGGGGCTCTAAGTGACCCAGCTATCGCGCCCAAAGTTATAAAATTGAGTTGTGATTTCACTGTTCTGCATGAGCGCAGTCTTGGATGGAGCACAGGCAAGGAGTGGATAGACAACCACAACGAGGCTTTTTTCCCGTATCAAATTCCGAGCGGAGACCCGGATGACGAGATCATTACTGGAGGCGGTGCGTTTGGCGACGATTCCAAGTTGGCAAACATTCTTGGTTCTGGTGGAGGGGCACGCGACCTTGCTGTTAACAGATTTGTGGGCGGTGATGATGATCCCGACGCAGATGCCGATGCCGATGCCGTGGTGGAGGGTAAATAATGCCAGATAGATACCAAAGAAGAGGACGACGTAGGAACAATGAAGAACTCTATGAAAACGCTTTCGAAGAAAGAGGCGTCAAAGGAATCCTTCAGTACACAACCCCACGTTTTCGAACAATAACTCCAGAGATGCGCTCCCAGTTAAACAGAGAAAAATACATCTGGAAAATTAGCGACTCATACCAAAAGCTGGCACAAGCCTATTATGGTAATCCACGTTATTGGTGGGTTTTGGCGTGGTATAACAGAAAGCCAACAGATGCACTTGTAAAGGTGGGCGATACAATCAGAATTCCAAAACCGCTAGAGCGTGTATTAGAATTCATGGGGGTATAAAAGATGTCAGGGCAGCCCAGTGCCAATACATATAACGAATCAAGTGCGTCAGCCCAGCTTGCTCTTGAGCAGGCTTTTCTTCTGAAGATATATCCATATTTGTACGAGAAAAATATGGTTCCATATATACCGAAGAACCTCATACTATCAATTCTCAACGCAGAGACCCCAGAGTATGGCGATATGGGATTCCTGAATAAATTGACTTACGTCAAGGGCGCTTTTGATTTCATGGAGTTAACCCCGGATCAGATGGGGCAATTAGTCCCCCAGATAAGAATCTTTAAACAGATCTATAAGGACGGTCAGCCCACCACAGAAATTGAGTTCGAAGTGCCGGACAAGATCAATCCCGATATTCTTAGCGATACCACCGATCAGGGCTTGGGAATCAAGAACTTTCAATATAGATATGTAGGCTCCAACCCAGCTACGGTTCGTAACGATATTGAAGCAAAATTAACTCTTTATTTCCAAAATTTTTCTGAACTCTTGAGACCAAGGACGGCTCCTGATAACACCACATACGCTTTTGTGGATTTATTTAGCAGATCAAGAAAACTTATAGACGGGGAAGTCGACCCGCCCCCCCCAGACCCTCCCAGTGGCGCTGAATACCAGCTTACCGGCGGCGTGCTGACCCAAGAGGCTAAAGAATACCGAGATGTGGTAGGCAACCTCAGTTCTCCCCCCGACAAAGATCAATACCTCGGACCTATCGAGTACGAAATAAAAGTAGTCGTTGGGTGGGCTGTCCCGCCAGGTCTGTCTACACTGACATCAAAGCAGAAGGAGGCTATCGAGGAAAGTAGCCAAGCATTCTTTTTGACACTTATAGATCATGAATTTGATTTTGGGCAGGATGGGACATTTACACTTGAGCTTAATTATAGGGCAAGACTGGGAGCGATTCTGGAATCCCCTCAGTTGGATATTCTGAGGCTGGACAAGCTTAACACCGATAATCCCTACACCACCACCGAAGACTGGCTTAGTGATTCTGGCATGAGTAAAATCTTTGAGGGATCTATAACAGAAATAGTTACCCAGATAAAGAAAGACTTGAAGAGTGCCATATATTCTTGTGACAAAGAGGCGGAGGAGTTCCTTCGAGGTCGGTTAGCCCGACTAATGGATAACATTCGAGGGGCAAGATACGCAAAAATAGGAAATTATATGGTTGGGAAGGAACGTTTATATTCTGAATGGGTGGAAGCCAGTACGCTCAACGCTTGGGCGAATTCGCCAGCGGTTCCCGCCGAGTTTGGCAAAAGTGGTCGCGGTACCCGAGATCCATACGACCCCGGCGCTCACAGTGGGGGAACGGGTCAAGAAGAGGTCGATGGAGATATCGTGAATAACATAGACGCCTCAATGAGCCAACTGGCAAAAGACACCGGAGACACCGCCCCCGATGGGAGGAAACAGGCGTGGGAGGAACTTAAAGAAACTCCAAAAGAGACCAAGCTGGGCGACAGCGGACTCCACGGAGTCACTATAACATATTTTCTTTTTGGAGACCTGCTTGATTACGTTGTGGGCGAAGCTATCACGGGCACAGAAGATCAGGAAGGCGTGACAACGGAGGATCTAGAAAGGCTGAAGTTGATTGTGGGTTCTTGCTTTTTTGGCGAAGGTCTGTATCCAATTAGCAATATACCGATATCGTGGGACACGTTTCGTAGTTTCTGGAACAAGAAGGTTATACAGCCGAGAAGAGAAAAATATCCACTTTTACAGTTCATCAGAGATGTGATGAGGGATTTGTTGTTCGGTGCGCTCAACGGGCAGTATTACAGCTTAAAGCCAGGGAAGAAACAAGTGTTCAAAAGTGCTTTCGTTAGCCTCCCGTCTGCCGGTGAGGACCGCGAGGATCCATTAGTTGCCGCTTCGTTTGCTCAGGGCTTGCGCGGATACGATCTTGTCTTCTCGGCGTTTACTGAGGACAACCCGCTCGCTCTCATGAATTCTCGGGGAACATCGTCTGATATGTATCATTATATGTGTATATTTGTTGATAGCGGCGGAAAGGGACCGTTTACTTATGAAGCGGTGAGCAACTCTGGCATGGGTCGTCGCGCATATAACAGAAAGATGTTGAATATACATCATTTTGGCTTTGGAGAAGATAGTGGTATCCTCAAAGAGGCAAATTTTTCCAAGACAGACCAGCCCTATTTAAGAGAGAGTAGGTATCTAGAGAAAGGAGGAGATCCGTGGGTTCAGTTATCTAATGTTTACAATGTGGACATAACAGCCTATGGCGCACCATTTTTTTATCCCGGTCAATTTTTGTGGATTAGCCCGTTTGGTCTAAGCAAAAGTAGAAATGTCAGCTACCGGCTTGGAAGCCCTGATGCCTCCCCGCCCGACTCCAACGGCGCGGGGAGCTTTTCAAATCTTATGGGCTTGGGCGGATATCATATAATTATCGAGGTGGCTGGCATCTTTGAAGATGGGCTATATGAAATAAAAATAAAGTCCCGTTACGATAACAGTGGTGGCGACCTCGGGGATCGGGCGGGTTATGGCAGCGATAACACCAAAAGGTGTGAAGACAAGTGAGATACGAGTCTAGGAGGTTTTAACAATGGCAGATAAATTTTTAGCTACAAACAAAAAAACAAGCCGAGAACTGTTTGAAGAAAGAACAGTTTATAAATTAGAAGCTTTTACGGTGAAGCCGGGCTCGGTTGTCGGCAATGAAGCTATAAGAGATTTTTGGGAGCTTGACAACATCTATTACGGCAGGATGGATTTGGATAATCGTCCAATCTTGCCAAAAGCTTCTCGTTTGCGTAACTTGGCTAACTCAGATAATAAAACGATTTTTGCTCTGGATTTTGTGGCAGATGCGTTCAATAGTTTAAAAAAGACTGCAAAAAACAGGATTGACGATGGCTGCTTGGCGATGGAAAATAGGGATGGCTCCAGTGAAAGCTATATAGGTCTTTTTGAGCCGGTGAGGGCTTTTGTAAGTTTGCCCGCAACATACAGAAGAAACTTAAAGATATATTTTCATCTTTTTAAGGAAAGATACCTTAAAGACGGAGCCAATTACGGCAACGTTTTAGGTTTAGACGACTTTTTGGTATCATTTAAGTATTTTATGGTCAATGCCGTCGGTGGCAGGCTTCCTTTTACTCTGTCGAACACGGTGGTGTCACCATATGGTTCACCTTTGAACACGGGGATTGCGGTTGATATCGCTGCTCTTGGTGCGGGTAGTGATCCCGAAAAAGAAGACGATTTTATAAATAACCCAAGGCTGAATTTCTACAAAAATATTGCTCAAGAATATGGGTTCTATATAGACAAAAATGTTCCATGGAGGCTCGTAGCAAATCTAAAGTCCCCCTTAATGGAGCCCTACATTGTCAACCGATTCCCAAAATACAATGGGCTGGAATCTCTTTTTGATGAATACTACGAACCAGCTACGGCGTTGGATGTAGAGCTTTTGAAAAGCAGCTTGCTGAAGTTCTATAATCGTTTTGCAGCCCAGCGACGGATAGAGGTAATCGAGGTCAGAAAAGGCGCTTGCAAGACGACCGTTGCCAAGAGAAGAGAGACAATTTCTAGAGAATCTATGGATGAGATTTATGGCAACCAATTTTGGCTTGATATGTATATCACTTTCAGAAACCTGGAAGGGACACTGGGTTATGAGCCCCAGGCTCTGTCCAAGATTATAAAAAATGCACAAGACTTGGAAAAAGCAGTTGACATCGATAGGGCAATCGCTTATATTGATTATAAGTTCAAGGGAATGACGAGTATTCCGAGGTCTTTTGCTTACGATAGCCTCACTTCTTCTTTGGCGGAGAGTGGGCTTACGGTAAGGGAAGAGACAAGGACTATTCAACAGGCTGCCCAGTTGGAAAACCTTATCGTGTATTGAGGCGTGGATGCTTTTTCAGACATTAGACAATAAGCAAGAGTGCATCGGAGTCTACAGGGATGGAACACTATTATTTGGCGAGGACGGGATATCTGACGGATTCAGTGGTTCCCGTACATGGACATACGCAGCCTACCTGGAAGGACACGAAGTTGAATATGCTTATCTGTACTGTGGGCGTAGTTTGGACGATATTTGTCCTGATGTTCTTCGGGCTGACTGGGAGTTCATAAATAAGAAATTGCAGGCTTACCTGCGCTCCCTCATTGAGGCTAAGATATCTCTAGATGATGTATGTTTCTTTGATCTTGTGCCAGAAAAGTTCCTTATTGATTATTGCTACATGAAAGATCAAATTTGTAATTTTGTCTTCGATAACTTTGAGAAGCCAGATAACTATGATTATCTCGTGAGTACGACAAAGCTGATTCATAAGATGGGTCTCCAGAGACTAAACTTAAACTGGTCCAACCTTCGCAACCAGATGCACAGGGAATCTGTCCGTGACCAAGTTCGGAAACTCAAGAGTGTTGAGCCGTTCTGTAAGTACAACATATTCGGCACCAAAACCGGCAGGCTGACAACGAGGAAAAACAGCTTCCCTATCCTGACCCTCGCCAAGGAGATGCGACCAGTGATACAACCAAAAAACGACTTTTACACTAGTTTCGACTTCAATGGAGCAGAACTGAGAACGTTGCTTGCTCTGGGAGGCTCTGAGCAGCCCTTACAGGACGTTCACGAGTGGAACCGGGTCAATGTATACCGTAATTTCGGGACACGAGAAGAGGCTAAAAAACGGCTTTTTTCTTGGCTCTATAATCCAGATTCAAACGACTTTTTATCGGCACGCTTCTATGACAGGGAAAGTTTGGTCGAAAAGCACTGGAACGGCACACATGTGAGCACCCCGTATGGGCGGCACATTGAGGTCGACAGGCGCAAGGCTTTAAATTACCTGATCCAGAGTACAACCTCTGATATGGTGCTCGAACAGGCAGCAAAGTTGGATAATTTTCTTGAAGGCTATAAAACTCGGATTGCCTTCGTCATTCATGACGAGGTGGTCTTGGACGTGGACAAGAGTGAGGCTCACCTTTTGCCTCAGCTAGAAGAGATCTTTGCCGATACACGATTTGGAATTTTTCTTATCGGCTCGAAAGAAGGTTCCGATTACGGCGTTGCAGCCTAATTATAGATTAGGAGATATAGAAGAATGGGACATACCAGATCATGGCAAAACTTCTTAATTTGTGAAGGCGGCATCAAGTCGGCTAAAACAGAAGCAAGATTGACGCCCGAAATTGTTATTAGGGCTATCGATGTTTATAAAAGGGTGGTGGCTGATTTCAATAACTGGCTCAAGACGAAGGGAGAATTGCCGATTCGTGCTGTCCAGCCGGTTGGTTCCGTTTCTTACGCCCAAAGAGATTTACAAGATAGGAGTGAAGTAATTTATGGTGATGTTGATTATTTGGTTGAGTTCCCTATACCGCCATCAGCGGCTGAAGAGTATACGGAAACAAGAAAAGTAGAAAACTCAACAAAAAGGAAATATCGCGGTCTGTTTACAGCATTTTTAAGCTCCCCGGCGGTGACGCCTGAAATTGATGTTGATGAGACTCTAAAGGACGGAGGCGATCCAATGATGGTCATTTTGGAAGCTCATCCTGGCGTTCTGGTTCAGGTCGACACTGTGATTACGTTCCCTGACTATTCAGAATGGATGGCTACGCGCTACACCCCTCAAAGAGGCTTGAAGGGCTACACCATGGGCAAGCTTTATAAAGCTTTGGGGGATGTGTTCCCGGTAACGATTGGCACCGAAGGGATAATAGCCAGGACAAAAGACGGTCGGCTGGTAACGGGCAGGATGAGAAAGGGTGTCGAACTTCGAATTATTTCTAAGAATCCAAAATCCTTTCTTATCGATTTGGCGCGATACATCACAAAGGATGAAAACCTCTCCATTCATTCTGATTTGTCGACCCACGGGGGCATGACAGGAGAGATCACTCTTCGGAAATTGGCTCAAGGAATCCGAGGCTTGGCTCTGACACTGGAGACGGGTGGGTTCATGAGCGCTCAAGATATGTTGGCGAAAATCCTCAGCAATTACGAAGAAGGCTTGGAAGAGCACAGGGTAAGGACAACAAAAAGAATAGAAAATAAGATTTCTCAGTTGCAAGACTCTTCACAACGTGATAAGTTAGAGAAGAAGATTAAAGAGATTGATGAAATTAATGCCAAGGCGTTAAAAGCAGTCTCTCCAGCCTTGAGGGTTTAATGAATGTTGTTGGTCTAGGTAAGGCTGGTTGTGCGATTGCCGATGCTCTGGGCGAATATTCAGAGTATGTCGTCTACAAAATTGACAATGGTCTCAAAGGAGAAAGGTGTTTCAGCATTCCTGAACTCGATCACCCCGAAAAATATGAAACGAACCCTTTAGAGATGGAGGGCTTTTTCCGAGAAATTGATGAAGAAGTGGTGTTCATTCTCTCGGGAGGTTCGAAGATCGCTGGAGCAGCATTGACAATTCTCAGGCAGTTGAGACATTGTAAAATCACGATCTTGTATATTAAGCCCAACCTAGACACGTTAGAAGATATGAAGATCAAAATGCATCGTGTGTGTTTCGGGGCGCTACAAGAGTATGCACGTTCTGCTGTCTTTGATAGGTTTATTGCAATCGACAATGACGTGGTTGAAACAATCCTGGGCGACGTACCCATCATCGGCTATTACGATAAGCTCAACGAACTTATTGTCTGGGTATTCCACATGTTGAATGTTCTTAAAAACTCAGAGCCCGTCATGGGGAGGTCCAGCGAGACAAAAGAAACGTCCCGTATAAGCACGATTGGAACTGTAGACTTTGAGAGCGGGGAAGAAAAAATGCTTTTCCCCCTTGACAGCGTGAGAGAGAAGGGTTACTTTTATCTTCTGAGGAATGAGGACTTGCTATCAAGCGGAAGCCTGCTTAGGAAAATAAGCCAGCAAGTCAAGAATTTGGAAACAGAAGATGCACGCTCTTCATACACAATCTATTCTTCCGACTACGATCAAAATTTTGTTTTTTGTATGTTTCACACACCATATGTTCAAAGGAGTATTTAAATGATAGGCTATCAAGCGACCTTCACCAAAAAAGACGGCTCACAACGAGAAATCCGCTTTATCCGTACTGATGAGATGCCCAAGGATCTGCTTGCCCCGCACATCAAGGGCACGGGCAAGAAGCGTACTCTCAAGGAGGGCATGGAGCTTGTTTGGGATATTGACCAGGAAGGGTTCCGAGTCTTTAACTGGGACACCATTCAGGGTGACGTAGAAAAGTTTGATTATTTTCTTGACAAAACCAAGAACGCATGATACATTATATACAGCAGAATGGGAGATTAGCTATTCTGTCTTTAACAATAATAGGAGAGAAAAATGGGTATTAATATCGAAAAAATGCGAGCCAAGCTCGCTGCACTAAACAACAAGGGCGGAAAGAGCAATATGTTCTGGAAGCCACAAGACGGGGAACAGACGATTCGTATTGTTCCGACTGCGGACGGCGATCCTTTCAAGGATTATTGGTTCCACTATAACCTCGGAAACAACAACGGCTTCCTGAGCCCGAAGAAGAACTTCGGAGAGGGCGACCCTCTTGACGACTTCATTCGTAACCTCTTCAACGAGGGCACGGAGGACAGCATCAAGATGGCGAAGAACCTCATGGCTCGGCAGCGCTTCTTTGCCCCCGTTCTGGTTCGAGGAGAAGAGGACAAGGGTGTCCGTATTTGGGGCTTCGGCAAGATGGCTTATCAACAGCTTCTTGAGTTGGTCCTGAACCCCGATTATGGGGATATTACGGATACAGAGGATGGCACCGACCTCACTATCAAGTACGGTAAGCCCGCTGGGGCGCAGTTTCCGGTGACTACCATTACGCCACGTCGCCGTACATCACCGCTGTGTGACGAAGCGGTTGGTGGTTCGGGAAGGTGTGCAGAGCTTCTGGAAAACATTCCCGAGTTCGGCTCCTTGTTCGAGCGTAAGACGCCAGAGGAAGTTGGCAAGATGTTGGACGAGTGGCTTGAGGAAGACAGTACGAATACTGACCAGGCGACTGAGACTGCCAAGTATTCGACATCTGGAACCGATCAGGTCAAGAAAGCCTTCGACGACCTTCTTCAGCAGAGCGCATAAAGCTCCCGCGACAGTTTAACGATAGGTAATCTTTTGATGTTAAAACTCAAAAGAAGTTTGTAAAAGTAGCGTAGCGCACTGCCTATTAAAATTGTCACACAGTGGACCCCGCAGATCAGAGTGGGGGGGCGCGTATTGTTTCTCGGTTAGAGCGATGCGTCCGAAATTATAGCCGACGCGCAGGTTGGGGCATGGCGTTACAGATGCCCCTATTTTTTTTTCAAGGGAGAGAAAACAACATGAATATGTTTAGATATATCAACCGAGTCCACTTTATTGGTGCTCTCGCAGCGGTAGCACTTTTAGTGGGTGCTTCGTTTCTAACAGGGTGCAGTTCAGCATCTGATGAGGAAACAGGCGACACGTCAGTTGTGGAAACAACGGATACGAGTGATACTGACACAGGGACGGATACCGGCTCTGAAGACACAGGGACGGATACCGGCTCTGAAGACACAGGGACGGATACAGGTGAAGGAGGAGAATAATATGAAGACAAATCGTAATTATATCATTGGTGCGTTTGCGGCTATTGCAGTCGTGACATTCGGGTACTTTTCGTTTTCGTCGGGCTTATCTGACGGGAACGTAGGAGCATCCAGCGTTGAAACCCTTGAGGTCGTTGTCTCAAACCCTACTGATATTGTAGCAGGCGAGAATAACGATAACCACGAGGTGATCCACGCGGTTGAAAAGAGCACATCCAACGATAGCTCTACCGAGTAGCCAAACCCCACAGGGAGGCACAGGGTTATCAGGTGCCTCTTCCCTTTCAAATAACGGAGATCACGATGGCTAAATCAGTAAAGGCGGGCAAACTGTCTATCGACAAGATGCGCGACCTCATCAATCGCAAAGCGGGGATGTCCGTGGCGCATAATCTGAAAAACGAAAACCCTACCGAAGTCAAGGAGTGGATTCCTACGGGGTCTAGGTGGCTTGATTCAATGGTCTGTAAAGGTAAGCTCGCTGGCATTCCCGTGGGCAAAGTTACAGAGATTGCAGGTCTCGAAGCCACTGGCAAGAGCTACCTTGCAGCACAGGTTGCCGCAAATGCCCAGAAGATGGGCATTGATGTGGTCTACTTTGATTCCGAGTCTGCTATCGACCCTGCTTTCCTAAAGCGGACTGGTTGCGACCTTGAGAGCCTTTTGTACGTGCAGGCTACTTCCGTGGAGTTTGTGCTAGAGACCATCGAAGAGTTAATGGGGAGCAGTGAAAATCGTATGCTCTTTATTTGGGACTCCCTTGCTCTGACCCCCGCTGTATCAGATATCGAAGGGGATTTCAACCCTCAGTCTTCTATGGCTGTGAAGGCTCGTATTCTAGCGAAAGGTATGTCTAAGTTGACGGTGCCGATTGCGAACAGCCAGTCTACTTTTTTGGTCCTTAACCAACTGAAGACAAATATCACACGCTCTCCATCTGAAGCCATGACGACCCCGTATATGACACCGGGCGGCAAAGCCATGATCTATGCCTATTCCCTGCGTATTTGGCTGACTGGGCGCAAGGCTAAAGCCAGCTTCGTGCTGGACGACAGGGGCTACCGTATTGGCTCAGAAGTCAAGGTAAAGTTGGAAAAATCTCGGTTCGGGACGCAAGGGAGACGGTGTAGTTTTAAAATCCTGTGGGGTGACGAGATTGGAGTCCAAGATGAGGAATCGTGGTTCGAGGCGATCAAAGGGTCTAAGCATCTTAGCAATTCTGGCTCTTGGTATTCTTTGACGCACGAGGATGGCACTGTAGACAAGTTTCAGCCTTCTAAGTGGATTGTTGCTCTGGAGAGTGACAAATTTAGGGCTCGTGTTTTACAGATTATGGACCGCGAAGTTATCCAGAAGTTTGACAATCGCGAAGGCGATGCAAAAGACTTTTATAATATGGATGAAGAGTCGAATAATGCGGGTTGAGCCTCTGTCTAACCCGCTGGCACACCGGTTTATAGTGTGCCATTTTTTTTGCTTGACAGACCGAATGATGTACGATAAGTTGTTCTCACAAGGGAGGAAAAGTGATATATTTGAAGAATACTGCTGGCTTTTGGGGTGTCTATGCGCGTGGTCCTATTAGCCAGGGCGAAACCGTTTATGTTCTGAGACCCTTCGCGAGTCGGGCGACACCGACACGCACCTCGATTCAAATCAGTGAAGGCTTACATGCCGAGGACGAAGTAGGTCGATATATCAACCATTCTTTCGAGCCCACATGCGAAATTGACGGCGGTACGGTTCGAGCCTTAAAGGATCTTGCCTTTGGCGAAGAAATCACTTTTGATTACACAATAAACGAAAGCTATATCTCCTCCCCCTTTACCTGTATGCACACCGGCAGACCGGTTGGCTTGACTGAAGAGAGCGGCGAATGAAGAGGCTACTGGTCATTGATGCCCTGAATATGTATTTTAGGGCGTATATCGTGGATCCTTCTTTGTCTACCAATGGGCAACCAATTGGTGGGCTGAAAGGGTATCTAAAAATTCTTCAAAAGCTTATTCGAGAAACCAGCCCTGACGAGGTGATTGTTTGCTGGGATGGCGCTGGAGGCTCACGTCGCCGCAAGGCTAAGAACAAGAACTATAAGGCAGGTCGTTCGCCAATCCGTCTTAACCGGGACATACGAACACTGTCCGAGGCTGAAGAGTATGAAAACAAACTATGGCAACAGCAGAGGCTGTTTGAGTATCTAAACAATATGCCGATAATCCAGTTGGTATTGGATGCAGTTGAAGCTGATGATTTGATATCCTATGTCGTACAGGATAAGAACTATAAGGGTTGGGAAAAGATTATCGTCTCCAGCGATAAAGACTTTTTTCAGCTATGCGACAACGAGACAGTGGTATACCGACCTATTCAGAAAAAGGTGGTGAATCGCAACACAATCCTTCAAGAATACAGCATTCACCCTGTTAACTTTGCACTAGCAAGAGCTATGGTAGGAGATCGTTCGGATAACCTTGAGGGTGTCCGTGGCGTCGGGTTGGCTTCTGTCGCCAAGCGCTTTGAGTTCTTGAGTGAGGACAAGGCTTACTTGGTTTCAGACATCATGAAGCGGTGCGTGGAAGTCGATAGCAAATTGAAGATTTATAAAAATGTAATGGAAAATCAAGATCTTGTCATTCAGAATTATAGATTGATGCAACTCTATTCTCCGTCGATTTCCCCGCAAGGGAAGATGAAGATGAGATATGCTCTCGATAATTTTGTTCCCGAGTTTAATCAGACGGGGACTAAAGCAATGATGATCCGGGACGGATTTGGCGTATGGGATTGCACAGATCTGTTCGCCTTCTTCAAACGCATTGTCGCCAACAAAAATACTTAATTTTCTCGACAGCGCGACACAAGTAGGCTATAATATAAGGACACTGTGAGGGGGGTGGTACATGTCGGAAAAGACTGACTTTGGTCGTTTCGGAAAAGCATTTCAAGAAAGTCTATGTCAGTTAATTCTGTTGGACCGACCATTTTCAGATCAGATTTCTGAAGTGCTGGATTTGAATTTTTTGGAGCTTAAATATCTCCAGGTTTTTGTCAAGAAGATTTTTGAATATCGGCAGAAATACAGCGTTCACCCAACCACCAAGATCATGATTACCCTCTTGCGGGTGGAACTGGATGAAGAGAACGAAGCCGTACAAAAACAAATTCGTGACTACTTTGGAAGAATCTTCAATGCAGAGGTTGAGGGTTCCGAATACATCAAGAACACAGCTCTTGACTTTTGTAGGAAACAAAAGTTAAAGGAGGCGATGCTTCGCTCTGTCGGGTTGTTGCAGACCGCATCTTTCGATGAAATTTCTAAAGAGATCAACGACGCTCTGAAGCTGGGTGCTTCAAACAATTATGGGTATGACTACCTGAAGGACTTTGAGCAAAGATTTGAAATTAAATCGCGTAATCCAATTTCTACTGGCTGGAAGGAGGTGGACGCTGTTTCTAAGGGAGGTCTCGGCAAGGGAGAATTAGGGGTTGTTATTGCTCCTACGGGAGCCGGCAAATCGATGGTGCTTGTTCACTTGGGAGCACAGGCAGTAAAGAGCGGGAAAACAGTTATCCACTACACTCTGGAACTCTCCGACACAATAATCGGGACTCGCTACGATAGCTGTATCACGGGGGTGCCACTTAACGATGTCTATTCCTTTAAAGAGAACATTTACGAGAAGGTGTCGGAGTTGGAGGGTTCTCTTATCATCAAGGAGTACCCAACAAAATCAGCCACCACAAACTCTATCAAAATGCACCTTGAGAGGCTAAAAACTAGAGGCATCGAGCCCGATATGATAGTCGTAGACTATGCCGACTTATTACGACCAATTTCAAACTTAAGAGAGAAAAGACATGAGTTGGAAACTATTTATGAACAGCTAAGAGGATTAGCCCAAGAGGCAGAATGTCCTGTCTGGACAGCATCGCAGACAAATCGCAGTGGTCTAAACACCGAAGTGATTACGATGGAATCTATCTCGGAAGCATTTAATAAGTGCTTCGTTTCAGATTTCATTTTTTCGGTTTCTAGAACCGCTGACGATAAGGTCGCAAATACAGGGCGCATGTTCATAGCAAAAAACAGAAACGGACCAGATGGAATTATTTACCCAATGATGATGGACACAAGCAATGTAAAGATTAAAGTCTTGCAACAGATTTCAAGAGAAGAAGTCGAGCTAAGCATGAGGTCACAGGCAGATAGTCTCCGGGAGAAATACAAGAAATTCAAAGATAAAGGGACAAATTAAAAATGGAATTGGCGACACAGATCTTATCAAATATTGCTGTTCACATGAAGTATGCTAGGTTTTTACCGGAGAAGAGTAGACGCGAGCTTTTTGTAGAGTTGGTGGATAGAAACAAAAAGATGCATATCAAGAAATACCCGCAGTTAAAAGACGAAATAGAGCGGGCGTATCAGTACGTGTATGATAAGAAGGTTCTTCCATCCATGCGTTCGATGCAGTTTGGGGGCAAGCCGATTGAGGTAGCCCCAAATCGAATCTTTAATTGTGCCTACCTGCCTATAGATGATGCCCGAACCTTTGGGGAGATTATGTTCCTTCTGCTTGGGGGGACCGGTGTTGGGTACTCTGTTCAACGTCATCACATTGAAAAACTTCCAGAAATTCTTAAGCCGAGCGGAAAGCGTACTTACCGATACTTGGTGAGCGACTCTATTGAGGGGTGGGCTGATGCTGTGAAAGCGCTTGTAACCTCTTATTTTCGTGGCACATCAAAGCTGCGTTTCGATTTCTCGGATATCAGACCGAAGGGGAGCCGTTTAGTAACTTCTGGTGGGAAAGCTCCTGGTCCACAGCCTCTTAAAGAGTGTCTTCTGAAACTTGAGGGGATGCTTGAGATCAAAGAGAATGGAGACAAATTAAGTACCTTGGAAGTCCACGATATGGTCTGCCACATTGCAGATGCGGTTTTAGCTGGAGGCATTCGTAGGGCTGCACTTATTTCGTTGTTTTCGGCTGGGGATGATGAAATGATTGGGTGTAAGGCTGGTGCGTGGTGGGAAAAGAACCCACAGCGAGGTCGAGCAAACAATTCCATTGTTCTGATGCGACATATAATTACTAAAGAATTCTTTATTGATTTATGGGAGCGTGTCCGAGCCAGCGGTGCTGGTGAACCGGGATTCTATTTCACCTATGATAAGGACTGGGGAACGAACCCTTGTTGCGAAATTGCCTTACGCCCGTATCAGTTCTGTAATTTGACAGAAGTTAACGTTTCAAACATCGAAACTCAAGAAGAATATGAAGCCCGAGTGAAAGCAGCCGCTTTTATTGGGACTCTCCAAGCTTCCTATACTGATTTCCATTACCTGCGTCCGGTGTGGCAACGTACAACCGAGAGGGATGCTCTGATTGGGGTTTCTATGACTGGCATTGCTTCGGGGAAAGTCCTGAGTCTAGACATGAAAGCTACTGCTAAAATTGTAAAGGAGGAAAATGCTCGTGTCGCTGGGATTATTGGCATCAATCGCGCTGCTCGTTGTACTTGCGTTAAGCCTGCCGGAACCACTTCGTTAGCTCTTGGAACTTCGTCGGGCATCCATGCTTGGCACGCCCCTTATTATATCCGTCGTCTTAGAGTGGGTAAGAGTGAGGCAATTTATAACTATTTGGCGGAATACCATCCCGAGTTGGTAGAAGATGAATATTTTCGACCCCACGACACCGCAGTTATCTCGGTCCCGCAAAAAGCTCCGGAGGGGGCTATCTTGCGCTCGGAAAGCGCACTAGATCTTCTTGAGAGGATTAAGCGCGTTAGTTCGGAGTGGGTGAAGCGCGGACACCGAAAGGGACAGAACACACACAATGTCAGCGCAACCATCACCATCAAAGAGGACGAATGGGATGAGGTTGGGGAATGGATGTGGGATAACAAGGAGTCTTACAATGGATTATCAGTGCTCCCTCGCGACGGCGGAACTTATATTCAGGCACCATTTGAGGAGTGCGATGAGTTGACTTACAGGAGGATGATGAAGAGTCTAGAGATGGTGAATCTTGAAAACGTAACAGAGAGCCACGACAACACTGATCTCCAAGGCGAGTTGGCATGTGCTGGCGGAAGTTGCGAAATTAATATTTAAACTTGGGAGAAGACATGAACTTTAATCACCTTGTCCCTGGGCACGACCTCATGGAGGAGTGTACCAAGGGCAATCACGCTTACTACCCATCAGGTCATATAGAGGCTATGGTGGGGGACAATATAGCAGTTCGATTTAGGTGCAAGAATTGTGGCAAGATTTGCACTTCATTTTTAAGCCACGATGAGTTTTATATTCATCAAAATATTTTAGAAAAACACATTAACGACGGGAGGCTTTGATGCGCTTACGGGGAAAGAACAGGTATATGGTTGTTGATCTTTACGAGCAAGAGGGGCAAGCACAAGAAACAATTGTCTTATTGCCTGACGATTACAGGGCGCAAGACAGCATTCACGCTGTGGGCACAATTAAAGAGTCAGACTCTTGTTCGACAGAATATTCAGAGGGAGATGTAGTTGTTTTCCCTAGACACTTGCTTCAAGAATTTGTCTTTAAAAGCGAGACATCCTATTTAGTGTTGGAGAACCACATTTTGTGTTCAATTGAAGGAGACTAGCTGAAAATGACTTTTGAAAAGACCCTGAGACGCCTAATCAGGGAGGTAAAATCCCAAAGATATATGAATTTGGTAAATGAATCTGGATTTGCCCGTGTTCGACAAATGATGACAGGTATGGTGCCAGCTATTGGCACAATGGGAATTCTGACAGCAGAAAATCCAGATGGTGAGCGGGCTCCTGACAGCTTCAACAAGGAAGCCAATCAGAAATTGGCTGCCAAACTCGCATCCCTCAACTATGGATTTATCCCGATACAGGGTAAGTTTGGAACTCTAGAAAATTCTTTTATTATTCCAAATATGACTCGTGACGATGTAGTTTTTCTTGGAAAGAAGTTTGGTCAGGAGGCTGTGATCTGGGGATCTAAAATTGTTGAAGAAGTAGGTGAGCCGTTCTTTCGATTCGAGTATATTGAAGGCGATACAACCATCCAGACAAGGGATGTAAGTCTCGGTGGCGCAGCAGCGCAAGAAAGAGAAGATTTTTACTCTTCAAAGAAGGGGCGAAAGTTCTACATTCCGTTCTTTGATGATGATTATGGGGGAGCTAAGCCCGTAGACGGCGGCAGAAGAATTAGTTTAGCGAAGGATGAGTTGCCTGAAGACGAAAGGGTCAGCGAGCTTGCAGAAGAGATTAATTTTCATGTCAAGGCATCGCTACAAGAGGAGAGGACCCCCAGATCAAGGTGGCATCACCGAGGAGTTATTAAAGAATACAGAAAAATGCTTGATGAGGTGTTAAGTGAAATCGATTGAACTGTATGGAGATGGAATTGGGTATATTAACTACGTGGACCATATGGGTACAGACCTTACTATTGTTAACAGTGCTCGTGTTAGCTTTGGTAAAAACAAGGAGGAAATAGATGAGCGAGATGTTAAACTTATCAATTACCTTGTCCGAAACAAGCATACCTCCACATTTGAGCATAATCTGGTTACTTATCGCTTTACCGTGCCTCTATTCGTTCGTTCACAGCATCATCGCCATCGCACTTGGTCTTATAACGAGATCTCCAGACGTTACACTGATGTTGCTATTCGGTTCTATGAGCCCAGCGAGTTCAGAACCCAGCACAAGTCAAACAGACAGGCGAGCAACGCCGAAGAACTAATCAACCCTGTTGTCAGGGTGCCTTATGGACCATTTGGCTATCGAGGCGAGGCAAGCAAGGTTGTTGAGGACTGGCACGAAAAGTCTCTGGAACTCTATAACAGCCTCATTGACGGCGGCGTTTGCCGAGAACAAGCAAGGGGTGTTCTACCTCAAAACATGTACACCGAGTATTATGGCACAGTCAACCTAAGTAATCTTCTAAAGTTCATTGACCTCCGCACACACGAAGGGGCACAATGGGAGATTCAAAAGGTTGCCGAGGCTTGCTTGGAGATTGCAGAAGGGCTATGGCCTGTTGCCGTAGGTGCTTATAGGAGAGCGAAGAATGAGAAAGTTTAGGATTTATTCTGCGAATTATTGCCCTTATTGTAAGGAAGCAGCTCTACTTTTGCTTTGTAAGGGGGTGAGCTTTGAAGTAATAGACGTAACGAACGATGATGAAGCCCGTGCCAAACTATTTGAAAGCACGGGGATGAGCACGGTACCACAGATTTTTTTAGATGATGAGTTTATCGGTGGTTGTACCACCCTTTTAGCCCACGAAGAAAGCGGGGAACTAGATAACATGATTAAAGGAGAAGATAATGATTGAAATTTTAAATGAGAATAACTTTAGTGCGAAGACTGCTAGTGGAATCAGCATTGTTGATTTTTATGCCGACTGGTGTGGTCCTTGTAAGATGATGGTTCCTATTCTGGAGAGAGTATCAGAAAAGGCTAAAGCTAGGATTTGCAAGGTTAATGTAGATGATAGTCGGGAGTTGGCACAACGATTCGGGGTAAAGGGAATTCCTTTTATAGTCGTCTTGAAAGATGGCAAACCCGTTGAGCAGTCTGTTGGTCTGAAGGACGAGAAGACAATTCTTGAAATGATTGATCGACATGCAAATACACAGGTCTGAGGCTGAAGAGGTTGTAATCGGCTCTACGCTTTCAGGACTCCTGTACGGATATTACACAGGCGCTTCTATAGTCTATACCGAACTTAAGATACCTTTTAGGTTTGATCGCTTTGGTGCATACTTTGACTTGGACAAGGTTGTTCGACAGCCAGAGCCAAGACAATTTGTAACTTTAGATCGCAAAGAAATGGCGGGCTTGCCTAAACGAGATATGTGGGAAAAGCTGTTTTTCATACTGTCGATGTCGGGTCAGATTCCTTTCGCGGATAAAGTAAAGTCGATCAGAGTGGAAGATACCTTAAAAGTGGTTACTAGAAAAACGAATGAGATTAATTTTAACAAGTTGAGGATATTTGATGACACTGAAATATGGGGGATACCATCGTTGGGGACGCCGGACAAGACGACAGCGTTTCGCGTCTACGATTGGATTAATGTCCATTCTGGTACCACTCATGGTCTGGATTATATTGCTGACATTGCTGGGTCTGTTATAGAGAAGGTTATTTTCTACCCCTCGGATAGAGTTGACGGGAACCACAACAAGAAAGATATTGTATGCATCTCTAACATGTCAGAAAATCAGTTAAACGATTATCGTTTTTCGGATACCTATGTTCGCTTCAAGATTGAAAAACTGATGAAAGAAGCTGGGATCAGAGGGAGAAGGAACGGGAGAGACCAGCTTAACCCAGAAAAATACAAATATTATGCCCTCAAGCTTGAGTCTGCCGAAAGACAGATCGAAAGAATAGGGTTCAGCCACAGGAGTGATATTAAGAATGTTGTTCTCGATTCGAGAACTCCAGAAGAAATCATTAGACACTTTCGTGGGACAAGACCCACGGGCTATCTGGGGAAAATCGCAAAATGCCTGCAAACACATACTTCCATTTAGCTGGGATCATCCCCGTCGCGGGACAAATGCTCGACTTCCGGATGGAGTGGGCAGATTGTCTTATGCCACTCGCACCCAATTATACTGCGGTTGAGAGGTCAGTGGTGGAGTGCGCATATGCTGGCTGTGAAACTATCTGGATTGTCGCCAACGATGATATGGCTCCTCTCCTCCGACATCGAATTGGAGAATACGTGCAAGATCCGGTGATGTTCGGGAGCCAGCCGGGTCGCAATTCTTCCCTCGCACAGAAGAGAATCCCTATTTTCTATGTCCCACTTGCCATTAAGGATCACGGTAAGCGGGATTGTTTAGCGTGGTCGGTGGTCCACGGTTCACTGGCGGCATTTCGTATCGGCTCCAACCTTTCTAAATGGGCGGCTCCTAATAGATATTATGTGTCCTTTCCTTTCGGAGCTTATAACCCAGAGGTCGTTCGAGCGCATCGTAAGATAATTTCAAGCCTAACTCCTTTTGCTCTGTCTCATGAAGACAAAACCGTTGCAGATGGTGGGTACTTGGGCTTTACGTTCGGGAAAGAAGATTTTCTTGAATTCCGTCGAGAGATTAGGAAGGGTACGGGCATGTATAGTGCAGAAAACCTGAAGGATGGCAAATATCCCACGACCAAACTACCACTTGAAAAAAGATATTCGGCACGCTATTTTGACCTTGCAAAAGTTTTCAGGCACGTTATATTAGAAGAGATAAAGGAAGTTCCTTGGTATTATGCCATAGACAACTGGGACGGGTATTGTAACTTTCTAGGCTCGCCAGATAGGCACAAGCTTGAACGTCCACCAAACTATATATTGAACTATAGAGAATGGAATCTCGTGGGGGAAGATGATGAAAAATAACGATGAACGCATTCCTTTTGTTGGCTTACACGCACATAGCGTGGCAGGCTCTATCTTTGATGCGATTGGCTATCCGCAACAGCATATGGACTATGCGTATGCAAATGGGTCAAAGGCTTTGGCACTGACTGATCACGGCAACATGAATGGGCTTGCCCATCAAGTCTTGCACGCAAAGAAGATGCAGGGTGAGGGGAAAGAGTTTAAGCCCATTTTTGGGATCGAGGCGTATTTTATTCCTTCGACCAAGGATTGGAAGGGTGAGTATGACCGCGTAAAGACAGAGAAAAAGCTCAAGAAGGAGAGCGCCAAGGGCGCAATGGTCGAGGATGAAGCAGCTTCTAAGAAGGCTGTCAAGAGCCTACTTAACCGTCGTCGACACCTCATCTTGTTAGCCCAGAACCAAAAGGGCTTGAACAATTTGTTCAAGATTGTTTCAGAGAGCTACAAGGGCGACCACTATTACCGTTACCCTCGTGTCGACTATGATTTGCTTTCACGTTATTCCGAGGGCGTCATAGCCGCATCAGCCTGTCTTGGAGGGGTGTATGCGGGGGATTACTGGGAGAATCGGGATGAGGGACCAGAAGCCGTCCTGAGCGCCATGCGGACCACGACGCAAAGAATGATTAGTATCTTTGGCAAGCGGTGGTATGGAGAACTTCAGTGGAACAACATTCCTGAACAGCACAAATTGAACCAGCATATTATTGAAATGCATAAAGAGTTTGGTATTAAGCTGATTTCGACAGCAGATAGCCATTATCCTGGTCCTGATGCCTGGAAAGATAGAGAGCTATACAAGCGTTTGGGATGGCTGGGCAAACGTCCTGAGTATTTATCCGAGGAACTCCCAAACGAGGAAGACTTGAAGTGCGAACTGTATCCGAAGAATGGCGAACAGATGTGGGAGTCTTATCACCGGTACAGTAAACTTCAAGGGGCTGAATATGACGACGATCTCGTTATGGAGTCCCTGAAGGAAACTCATAAGATTGCTTTTGAACTCATTGAAGACTTCATGCCAGATAACAAGGTGCGTCTCCCTGACTTTGTTGTTCCAGAGGGCGCTACTGCCACACAAGCGTTAGCTCGTTTGAGCATCGATGCGCTTCGTACAATGGGACTGCACACCGATGAAGAGTATATCGAGAGGCTTAAGGCTGAACTCTATACGATTGATGACCGAGGCTTCTCAAAATACTTTCTAACTATGAAAGCCATTGTGGATCGAGCCAATAAACTAATGCTCACTGGTCCGGGTCGAGGTTCCGCCGCAGGCTCTTTGGTGGCTTATGTACTGGGCATCACACAGATCGACCCACTGAAGTACGGGCTTCAGTTTGCTCGGTTCCTTCGAGCGGACGCCACAGACTACCCTGACATCGACTACGACGTGGCAGAGCCCATGAGACTGAAGGAGGCTCTGATTGAGGAATGGGGAGACGATACGGTCGTGCCTATCTCTAACTGGAACACCTTGCAGCTTAGAAGCCTTGTGAAAGATATTTCTAAGTTTTACAACATTCCGTTTTTGGAAGTGAATAAGGTCACCGGAGCTATGATTAGCGAAGCGACCGCACCAGCAAAGAAAGCTCATGGCATCAAGGCTGGTCTATATGTCCCTACCTTCAAAGAGGTGATGGAATACAGCCCAACTTTGAGAGAGTTCTTGCAGCAGTATCCCCACGTCAAGACCCACATCGAGGCGCTCCATGGTCAGGTTCGTTCGTGTTCCCGACATGCTGGCGGCGTAGTGATTGCGGAGAACTTAGACCAGTACATGCCGCTTATTAACAGCGGCGGCGTTCGGCAAACCCCATGGAGCGAGGGGCAGAACGTGCGCCACCTGGAGCCAATGGGATTTATTAAGTTTGATTTACTGGGGCTCTCCACTCTTCGTATGATCGAGGGTGCGATTAGGCATATCTTGCGTCGTCACAAGGGCATTGAGGAGCCAACATTCAAAGATGTGAAGCAGTATTATGATGACAACTTACACCCCGATGTTATCCGCTTGGACGATCAGCAGGTTTATGAAAACATCTTTCAGAAAGGTAAGTGGGCTGGAATCTTCCAGTTCGCCGAGGATGGGGCGCAGAATTTGTGCATGATGGCTAAGCCAACAAGCATTATTGACATTGCTGCTGTCACCAGCATCTTCCGACCGGGACCGTTGTCGGCAAAGGTTGATCGAAATTATGTCGAGGCGAAGTCGAACCCTCAATACATCCAGTATCCCAACGAGGATTACAGAGAAGTCACTGAAGAAACTTATGGATTCCTAATCTTTCAGGAGCAGATTTCGGCTCTGGCACACCGCTTGGGCAAGGACTTATCTTTGGATGAAGGTAATATGCTCCGAAAGGTGCTCACGAAGAAGGGGACTGGTAAGGCAGCTAAAGTTAAGAAGGCGCTCTATACTAAGTTCGTTGACGGATGCACAGAGAAGGGGATGACAACCAGACAGGCGAACGCCTTGTGGGAGAAGTTTGAGTATTTTTCAGGCTATGGCTTCAATAAGTCACATGCTATTTCCTATTCGATGCTCTCCTTCCAGTGTGCTTGGTTGTTGAACTACTATCCCGAATGTTGGATGGCTGCGTTTTTGGACAAAGAACCCGAGACTCGTAAGGCTAAGGCTATCACAATAGCCAAGAAGTACGGGTTTAAAATTGCCAAGCTTAATATCAACACATCAGGTAACGTTTGGGAAATTTCAGACGATGGCGAGACCCTCATACAGCCTCTGACGGCAATCAAGGGGTTAGGGGAAGCCGCGATTAAGCAGGTATTAGACAACCGTCCGTTCGCAAATGTTGAAGAGTTTTTATTCAACGAGAACATAACTTACAGCAAACTGAACAAGAGAGCACTGGATGTGCTTATCCGTAGCTCCGCGCTTGACCCGTTAAGGGATGAGAGATTCACAGGTGCAAAGCACTTTTGGTCTGCTATCGCGGTGGATAGACCAAGAAAGTTGAAGAATCTTGAGCAGAACATTATAACTTATGCACCTGAAGGTGATTTCACCGAGGAAGAAGAGATACAGTTTCTTATTGACCTCACAGGGGAATTTCCTATGGACCGCGTGATGAGCGATGGCATAAGGGGCAGGCTCGAAAAGATGTGTGTCCCCCCTATCAGCAGGTTTGATAGAGACTTGATGGTGGTGTGGTTTATCCCGAGAAAGCTTATTAAAAAGAAGACGAGGACGGGAAAAGATTACTGGATCATAGAGGTTACAGATGAGCATAACACAGCTACCAGCATTCGGTGCTGGGGCGTCGACCCGAAGAGAGATGATGTTGCACTGAACCGCCCCTACATGGCACGCCTCGATTACAGCGAGCAGTGGGGGTTTAGTACACGTTCTTTGCATCGAAGTTTCAAGGTTCTGGGATAAATTCTTGACAACCCCAGTAACGCATGATATGTTATAGTGGAAGCAAGAGGCAACCAATGACTGCGTACATAAGTTTCGCTTGTGGGAATACGCGGGAGTTATGAAAACTAGTTTATAATGCTGAAAGGAGCAAGAATGATTTTCGATAATAATGAAGTAGCAATTGTGGAAACAGTTCGTGACGAAACGGTAGAAAGGATGATCGAGTATATTCGATCTGTAAAGACGATTGAGGAAGCAATGGAGCCCTATAAGGAGCAAAAGCGCGAACTTCGCGAAGAATACAAGGAGCAGGGCTGGCTCACCAAGGACGAGATTAGTATGGCTGTCAGAGCCTACCGCATGATGAAGAGCGACGTGGACATCCAGCAATTTGTAACTGTTTTCAACTCGATTAAGGGGGCAAAATAAATGATGATCGAGTATACTCGCGTTCGAGAAAGTGCAAAACCACCAGTCCGTGCCAATCCGAGCGATGCAGGTCTTGACGTATTCTTCAGTCCTGACGACGGCGAGGTGGTAGGCTTGGTCATTAAGCCTGGGAGCAGTGCCATTGTGCCTACTGGCTTGAAGTTTGGCGTTCCGCACGGCTATATGCTTCAGGTGATGAACCGTTCTGGTATCGCGGCAAAGCGCTCTCTTGTCGTCGGGGCACATGTGGTAGATTCCGGCTACAATGGAGAGGTGTTTGTAAATCTCCATAACATTGGAGAAGAGTTTCAGGTTGTAAAGCCTTACACGAAGATCGCTCAACTTGTGATGATTCCGGTGGTACCATTTCGGGCTGTGGAATCGCCAGGTGACGATTTGTATAACTGGTATCCTATCACTATAAGCGACCGTGGTGCTGGAGCACTCGGTTCAACAGGAGATTAAAATGAACAGAGAACAACGTAGAAAGATGGAAAAAGAAGCCAAACAGCCGGGACAAGAAGAGCTTGCCAGCAAGATTGCCCTCTTTGGTATGATGCCGGATGAATGCCTTACTTGTACGAAACCGTTCGACAAGGGGAATAAAGACATGGTGCTAACGTGGAGTGTTGTGGTGCATGGCGAAGAAGAAGTCGTTCGTCTGTACTGCCCAGAATGTTGGGACAAGGCTGTCAAGATCGCCGAGGGATTCAGAGAGCATCTAGAAGCAAAGTATGGAGGAGTAGAAGAATGATTAAAGCTGAATATATTTGGATAGATGGCACAGTGCCATCGCCACAGTTGCGTAGCAAGACAAGAGTGGTTGAGGCAGATGACGCCACCGAGGTACTTCGTTCGCCGTGGGGTCTATGGGGTTTTGACGGATCCTCGACAAATCAAGCCGATGGATCGAGTTCTGACTGTGTGCTAAAGCCAGTTGCCTTTTTTCCGGACCCTTTGAGGGGAGAGCGTGATATCTTGGTTTTATGCGAAGTCTTGAATGTAAACATGAGTGTGCATGATAGCAACACAAGGTCTATTTGCGGAGCCATCGACGAAACATACTCGAAAGAGGAATGCTGGTTCGGGCTGGAGCAAGAGTATACTCTATTGAAGGATGGTCGACCACTTGGGTTCCCCAAGAGTGGGTACCCAGAACCACAAGGACCGTACTATTGCAGCGTAGGAGCCTCTAATGCTCACGGGCGTCAGATTGTGGAGGAGCACTTAGACCTTTGCCTTTCAGCAGGGCTTAAGGTGGGAGGCATTAACGCAGAGGTAATGCCGGGACAGTGGGAGTTCCAGATTGGTCCCCTTGGACCTCTCGAAGTGTCAGACCAGCTATGGGTGGCAAGATATCTCCTTGAACGAGTGGCTGAAAAGTATGGAGTGACTGTTTCGCTGGACGGGAAGCCTCTTAAGGGAGATTGGAACGGCGCTGGATGTCATACCAATTTTAGCACTCTTTCGATGCGTACCGAACGTGATGTTTATAAACAGGCGGCAGAGGCGCTTGGGGAGAAAGCGCAGCAGCATATTATTAATTATGGGCACGGGATAGAGGAGAGGCTGACTGGTCAGCACGAAACCTGTTCTCACGAGGAGTTCAGATGGGGAGTCTCAGACCGTGGAGCCTCTGTTCGCATTCCTTGGCAGGTAGCAGTAGACGGGGTGGGGTATATTGAGGACCGACGACCTAACGCCAACTGCGATCCATATTTGGTTACGAGGATGATAACCGAGACGGTCTGCACTAGGTTAAGAGACCATCAATCTTCTGGAGCCTGAAAATGAGTCGGATTAATGAAGCTGTGAGCTTCGATGACGTGTTACTCGTCCCCCGGTATTCTGAAATTGTGTCGCGGTCTGAAATAGAAGTTAAACAATGCTTGAAAAATGTGGGGAATTTTTCACTTCCTGTCATTTCGAGCCCGATGGACACGATCACTGGTGTCGATATGGCTATCTCTATGCATAAAGCGGGGAGCCTTGGTGTAGTTCATAGGTATAACACCATTAAAGAACAAGTAGACATGGTTTTGAATATTGGCGGGGAGGGAGCCGTTGCTGGGGCGGCTATTGGAGTAAACGGCGATCTCATAGACAGAGCACAGGCTCTAGTAAAAGACGGTTCTGTTAGTCTTCTGTGCATTGATGTGGCTCACGGTCACCATTCCAGTGTTAGATATGCGCTGGAAACGCTAAGGAAGACGTTTGGCGATAACATACACATTATGGCGGGGAACGTGGCAACCCGGCAAGCCTTCGATGACCTCGCAGACTGGGGGGCTGACTCTATTAGGGTGGGAATAGGCGGCGGCTCTATCTGCTCTACCAGAGTTCAAACAGGTCATGGTGTCCCCACGTTTCAGTCGGTATTAGATTGTGCTATGTCTGATAGAGACACGACCCTTATCGCAGATGGCGGTATACGCAATAGTGGGGACATGGTGAAAGCCTTAGCGGCAGGAGCCGACTTTGTTATGGTAGGTTCGCTACTGGCTGGGACAGATGAGGCTCCAGGGGAAGTCTTCAACGTGGGCGGACACCGAGGTGAACAGCGGAAGGTTTATCGAGGAATGGCAAGCAAGGAAGCTCAAAGTGCTTGGAGAGGCAGGGTATCTTCTATTGAAGGCATATCTCACAGCGTCCCGTGCAGAGGCTTGGTAAAGGAGGTTTTACATGATTTGGGGGTTGGTATACGCAGCGGCTTATCTTATTCTGGCGCAAGAAGCGTTCCGGAACTTCAAGCAAAAGCACAATTTATCCGCCAGACTAGCGCTGGTGCCATCGAAAGTTCCACTCATATCAAGGAAAGATTCAGATGAGTGGAATTAAGTATGGTCGGGAGGGCAAGAAGGTTGTTTTTTACGACAGCGACAAAAGGCACGCAGAATTAAAAATACGACTCAAGCACGACCAACTGACACAAGCCGAGTTTTTTCGTAGCTTGATTACTGGATATCTAGAAAAGGATGAGAATATTTTATTTTATTTGGATAAATATGTGTCTGAAAATGGTAAACAAAGTAAAAAGAATCTAGTTAAAAGCAGAAAGTTAACGGAACAAGGAAGAGAGAACGAGCGAAGATTTGCCTTAAACCAGGATGAGATAGAGAATATCTTTGACCTTTTAGAGGAAGAACATCCAGAACTTTAGGCTATTTGAACTTGGGCATACTATTTATATTTGTAACCATCAAAGGGAACATTAGGAGATTAAAGAGCAATGAGCAAGCTATTAAAAGAGAGGCAAATTCGTCGCATGATGAAACTCGCCAGCATTGGACCTCTTGCAGAGAACTTCATGACTGAATACGAGGGAGACGTTGCACCGGAAGATGACGAACTGGACTTAGAAGATCCGCCCGTAGATGACGCCGCTGCTGGCGCTGGCGAAATCGATGACCTCGCAGCCGAGGATGAGCTTGACGGCGCGGCAGAGCCTGCTGTTCTTGACATTGTTTCCACGATCACTGATGCCTTAGCTCACGAGTATGATCTCGACATTGATGTTCAAGGCGATGCCGGCGCTCCTTCCGATGAGGGAGACTTAGAAATTGATGATGTTGACCCCGAAGTCGATGCCGAAGTCGATGCCGAAGTCGATGCCGATGTTGAGGCTGCTGACGACGACGATGAGTTAGGTGATGTTGAGGTTGTTGACGACGACGAGGTGATTTCAGAGATTCTCCGTCGGGTGACAAGACGCCTCCGTTCGGCTCTCAAAGAGAGCAAGAAAACAAAAGTGAACCCTAGAGTCCGAAAGAACCCTAGAGTCCGAAAGAACCGAAGAGTCCGAAAGAACCGAAAATAATATAAAATATAACTTGTAAAAGCCGCATAAGGATGTTATAATTCTTATGCGGCTTTTACTTTTTTGGATAGGTTATGACATATATTCTTTATTTCCTCTTTTTCGTGCTTGGGGTTACTTTTACTAAGGCATTCGGGTTCCTAACGACCGTCGGCTACTCGGTGCGGATTCTAAAAGGGGCTGAAATAGTATCACTAAAGCTCGTTGCAGGGCTGGTTGATGATATTAACTTCATAAAAGAATTCAAGTATCGTTCCATGAGGGAGCACGATCTGATGCAAGACCACGTTGCTATGGCTAAGGAAATAGACGAGCAAGTGCTGAAATCTTGGAAAGAATCGGTGATAAACAAGATGATTCAGGTCTATCCAGATAGTTATAGAGAGCGATTAGAGTATGATGACTGGTCGGGAGCTTTAAAGTATCTTGAGAAGCTGGCAAAGCAAAAAAGAATTTGACTTCCCGCCAGAGGGGGTTATATTATGGTAAAGGAGGCAGAAGTGGTAGCTTATGTTTGGAAACAGATGCGCGGGGGCAAGAGGTATTCTCTTCAGGTCGAAGCAAATAAGAGAGGTGTGAGAATCGCCAATAAAATCAGCAAACTTGCCGAGGGTGCCAACTGGCGTTTCTCTGGCGAGAGTCTAGGAGGGTCGAGTACAGTCATGTTTTTTGATCGGGAATTCGAAACCGAATCGGAACTTAAGAAGTGGGCTACGGAATTTCCTTACAACGTTATTTATGAGGGGACAAATGGCAAGCAAAGACCTATTGGTTAGTAGAGGAGGCGAAGTGCCAGAACCAGAACCAGAAAGTGACAATCACACTGATGACAAGGCTGTCGACACGAGTCAAATAGTGTCGTTGGGCGATGTCTTTGGAGACCTAATGGGGGAGAAACCTTCTATTCGAAAGCTGGGCATAATCGGGGATATTGCTGAAGAGAAGACAAGCGATATTATCTACGGTATGCTCTTGCTACATGATAGCCGAGAGCAGGAGCGGCTGAAGGATCCGACGGATCCTAAATCTGAAATTGAAAAGGTTGTCGAACCTTTTGAGGTCATCATCTCAACAAATGGAGGCGATGCAAGAGAAATGTTTGCAATTTATGATATGATGCGTCATATTCGTAAGGATTGCGAGATCGCCACCCTCGGCATTGGCAAAGTCATGTCGGCGGGCGTGCCTCTCTTGGCGGCGGGGACGAAGGGCAAGCGGCGTATCGGAAAGTATTGTCGTATCATGCTCCATAACGTTTCGGCGGGCACCATTGGTGCTATTCCACAGATGCAGAATGAGATGAAGGAGGTCGAGAAGATTCAAAAACAGTACATTGAAATTCTCGCAACAGAAACCAATATGACCGAAAGACAAATAAAGAAACTAATTAATAAGAATGTAAACGTTTATTTGTCGGCTGAAGAAGCACTAGAGTTGGGGATCGTTGATGAAATCATTTGAGCAATTAGTAAAAGAATACTATGAACCTGCATCAAAAGAGGGTGTAAGCTCTCCTTTGTTTGAGATGGTCGAAAAGGTGATGAAAGAAGTCGAAACTTTTCCCCGACCGGGAACTCCTCGCATAAGCATGGGGAGACCATCCTCCCTCCAAGATCCGCCACAGGGGGAGCCTGAAGTTCCCGAGGAAAAACTAAAAACTGTAGAGATCTTAAAGAACTTTTTAAGACAAAAAGGATATTCTGACGAGAACTTCGCCGTGAAGGCAAAATCTGGCATTTCAACAGAATTTAAGCTCTTGGTGCCCTTGGGTGTTGATGGGCGTCGAGAAATAGTAGACGCATTAGCTTCTGAGTTGGATTTTCTTGGCTATGAATACGACTTTACTTATGGGAGGACGGGGAGGTTTGCTAATATAACGTCCCCGGTTGATAAAGTATATTTTCTCATTAAACCATCGGGAGCCGCCCGTACTGGTCCACAGTATACGGGAGAGCAATATGAAAAAGATTTGGAAGCGTCGATTTCAAATGTTTTGGGGGATACCTTCGAGGTGGTGACGGCAGGCTTTGGTCACGGCTCCGATATTGTTGTAAAGAAGGCTGGTAGCACAGACAAACTTTCTATAGAGGCAAAGTCTAATGTTGGAACCGATTATGGTCAGGCGTCGGCAAGAATTGATCCTGTGACGGGTGAGTGGGAAATGAATCCGACGCGGCAACTATTGGGCAACAAAGATAGGCATGGATTATTTTTGGTGATCTTGCAAAAGCTCAAAGAGGCGGGTCTTCTGCCCTCGTTTAAAGGAGCCGAAGAGAGAGGCTTTGGTCCATCGGCATACCCAGACATTTATTCAAAAAAGGGAGAGCACATTTATGGTCTGAGGCGTTCGGCTACTACGGCATCGATTGCTTCGCGGCTAAAGTCTGATTGGTTTGGTGCGAGGAATAAGGAAAGCCTGTATCTAGAGTACCGTGTCGACAATATCGTTCAGTATTATAGAAGCAAGGGAGATGACTTGATGCAAATAAGAGGGTATGGTCTTTATGCACTAACCGAGGAAATGGCTGAAACGTTTGACATTCCAATGTTTGGCGAGGGGGTGACGGGTCAGATTAGGTTTAGATTAAAACCTCATGGTGGTCCGCATGGAATACATAGTTTTACAGTAGCCAATAATATAAGGGGAAGGTTGAAGCGTAGTCGCTTAAGTTTGGATAATGAAGAAGGAATTCTTGCTGTGGCTGATTATTTGAGGCGAGCTTGAAAGAAGAAGTTTATAACCGCTTCAAAGATTACAGCGGTTCTCATTGTTGGCAATACGAAGTGAGTCGACAGAACCGTACTGAAGATTTGCAGATGGCTGGCATCACGAGGGAAGAGAGCAGCGTTCTTTCTGTTGCTGATTTCTCTTTTGATTTTGTTCCGAAGGAGGACAAAAAGCAAAGCCAAGAGATAAAGGATTTTATTGAACGTCATGAATGGCTGGGCAAGATGCCAATCTGGGTCACTCACAGATTTGTTGCAAGACTTAAGAGCACAAATAGACTGGCTGGGGTGATAGTAATGGCGACACCGAATGCATTCTCCAATCTTCTTGGGAAAGAGAATCGAGGGCTGGAAAAGTTGATTGCTCGTGGAGCTTGTATCTCGTGGTCCCCAAAGAATCTTGCTTCGTGGCTGGTGATGAAGTCGATTCGCTGGATGGTTGAGAACACAGAGTTTAGATACTTTACGGCTTACAGTGATCCAGAAGCGAAGGAGCTAGGAACGATTTACCAGGCTTGTAACTTTTATTATTTGGGTCAGAAGTTCGGCGCGGGCAAACAATATCTGGATCCTGAAAAGCCAGCACGAGGCTGGTTTGGTTCTGCCGGGTTCAGCGACCGTAGCCAGATTGTTCGCTATGCTAAGAAGTTAGGAATTGAATGGCAAAGCGAATGGTATAAGATGGTGGGTTCCAAGAAGAACTATCGAAAAGTGAACTGGAAGGCTATACCTGACGATGTATCGGCTCGGCTGAAACAGGAGCGGGAGGAGCATAAGGCGAGGTGCCAACAGCGGCAGTCTCCTTCGAAGCACAAGTATTGCTATATCATCGGGAGAAGCAAGAGAGAAACAAAGGCTCTGAAGCGCAGGTTTTCTGAGGTGAATCCTGCGTTGGCTGGTCTACCATATCCAAAAGAGAGAGGTATTTAGATGAAGTATTATGATTCAGGTATGGCGCTTCGACAGAAGATTCTGTCCGGCATTGATGTTTTGACCGACAATGTGGCATCCACACTTGGACCGAGGGGTCGTAACGTAATTTTACAAGGAGCCGAGGGTAACCCTATCATCACCAAAGATGGTGTCACCGTTGCCAATTTTGTTGAACTGGACGACCCATTCGAAAACGCGGGAGTTCAGGTTATTAAGCAGGCTGCGGCTCGGACAAACTCGATGGCAGGTGATGGGACTACGACGGCTACTGTTTTGGCTCGTGCTATTTATAAAAATGCACAAAGCCATATCCAAGTCGGCTGCTCGCCTATCGTTCTTAAGCGCGAGATCGATGAGGCAGTTGAACAGGTCGTCAACAGCTTGGAATCTTTGTCGCGCCCCATCGAGAGTGAGGATGATATCCTCCACATTGCGACCATCTCCGCGAACAACGATGAAAAGATCGGGAAACTCGTGGCGATGGCTATCAGCAGTGCCGGTAAGGATGGTTCCATCACGGTCGAGGAGGCTCGTTCCATTGAAACTTCGCTCGACTTGGTTGAAGGCTTCAGGTTTGATGGTGGATATGTCTCCCCATCATTTATAAATAATGAACGCCGTGGTGCCGTTGTCTATGATGAGCCGCTCATTCTGGTAACAGATGAGAAGATCGAGAATGTCCAAAACATCCTTCCGGTGCTCGAACAGGTCGCTCGCGAAGCACGCCCATTTGTAATTGTTGGGTCGGAATTTGAAGGTCAGGGTTTGGCTGCTCTGATCATGAACGCTATTCGAGGATCGATGAGGATTGCTGCGGTTAAGGCTCCTCGCTATGGTGAGGAGCGGAAGAACATTCTTAAAGACCTGGCTCTGTCGGTGGGTGCCACTTTTATTTCGCGTGAAACGGGAATTCGCCTCAAAGAAGCTCGCCTTGAGCACTTGGGGACATCTCGTAAGGTTGATATACTTAAGGGAGGTACGACTATCATCGGAGGCAAAGGCGATTCCGAAGAGGTTGTGAAGAGGATGGACGCACTCCGGGTCGAACTTCAACAAACAGATTCGCTATATGAGTGCGAAAGAATCCAAGACCGTATTAGTCGCTTGAATAGTGGTGTGGCTGTTATTCGGGTCGGAGCAGCAACTGAGATTGAAATGGTCGAGAAGCGACACCGTATCGAGGACGCGCTGGAGGCAGTCAAGTCAGCCCAACAAGAGGGTATTTTGGCAGGCGGTGGGGTGTCTTTGGTGCGTGCATCTCAGAAACTTACTCTAAAAACGAAAGGCGCTCATATTGTTCGGGAAGCAATTCTTGAGCCGGTACGCCAAATGGCTAGAAACGCTGGAGATAGCCCAGATGTGGTCGTTGAGAAAATCCTCAAAGGAAGGGGTTCTAAGGGGTGGGATTTTACTAAGGGTAGAATGACAGATATGTTCGCAGAAGGCGTTGTAGACCCCTGTAAGGTGACAAGATGTGCCCTTCAGAACGCTGCTTCTGCTGCTTCGACCCTGATAACCACCAATCACGCTATTGTGCAAAGATAGTGGTTGACAATTTGTGCCGCAAGGGCTATATTAATATAAAGGAAAAAGCATGAGAGTAAATATAAGCTATTCTGTTGACCTCGACGATATTCCAGACAAAGTTCTCGAATTCCTAGACGGGGTGAAGGAGCAGCAAAGAAACGAGTTAGCAGAGGCACTAGAGTCGATCACTGGGGCGATGGAACACAGGAATTATGTTGTCGCCACAGAACAAATAGCCGCCATGAGAGACACCCTCGCAGCGATGGATATCTGTCTTGACGACTGTATGCATATTCTTGCTGGCTACTCGAAGACTCTTGCCGATATAGCTAACGGCAAGAAAGGAGAAGAGGGAAAGATGGAACACCCTCCAGAGATGGTCGCAGCCTTAGAGCAAGAACTTATCAGGATGCAGGAGAAAAGAAATGAACTTAACTCGAAAAAAGAGGATGGTGGGTGATTTAGTTTACATTCCAGCGAACACCCCTTTGTGCCGAGAAGGGCGTGTGATAGAACTGGAAAGCCCAATGCACCTAATCATTGCCGAAACCGATGCCCTCGACGAAGGCTCTCTTCCGGTGAATGATTTGTGTTCAGTCGTGTTTGGTGGCAGTGTTTGGTGGGTTCCAGCACGAAGTGTTTACACCCCAAGGAGGTAATGTGGTGGTTAAATTTGTTGAAATAGTGAAACTGGGTAACGATATAGGGAGTCGTTCTGATTATATGCTGAGAGAGGTATTTGTAAATCCTAAGCAGGTGACGATGTTGCGAGAAAACAGCGTGATGAAGAATCTCCTTAGAGAAGGTAGATTGCCGTCTGAGCTTGACGACCGAATAGAATTTACTAGAATCTACTTGAACACAAATATAGATTTAAACGTAGTCGGCTCACCAGTCGTGGTGGAGTCCAAGTTAAACACGAAACAACTCTTGAGAGGTTAGGGATGTCAGAATTACAATTTAAGTGCAGCTTTAAGCCTGTAGGGGAGTGGTCGGGGCTGAGCTTTGAGGACAAGGAGAAAACAAAGAGTGGGCGCTACACGGTCTCTGTTTTACCGGTGAGGGGCTACGGCTCTAAAGTCTGGGCTGTAGTCGCTTACATTGATGTGGACTATAAATCACTCAGGTCCGAGGGGTACTCTGATAAACAGATTGTTGAAGGGTGTGTGAACTTCTTGAACAAGCCATTGACGAGGAGGCATCGCAAGCCTCGCTACGGGGAGCTTGCTCCAAACTGGACGTGCGTCCTTGAAGATAAAGATTTGATTTCGGTATGCTTGCTGGTCGACCAAAAGAACAATAAGAACTTTTGGGGAAAGGGATGGAAGGGATGGAGAAAGTAAATGAACTTCCAAGAAGATATAAACCACCTGGAAGCTTATTTGGTAGAGAGACACGATGTTCATGTTTCTTTTTCGTACAATGAGCCCAATGGCAGTTCTAAAGATTCTAAAATAATAACCATAAACTCCAGACAAACAAAACAAAACCAGTTATTGACACTGTTGCACGAAGCGGGTCATTCTGTTCTATATGACGATGGCGACTATGGAACTACATTTTCAGGTATAATCTACCAACCTTTTAAGCGGCGATTCTCCAGGGCAAACGCCGTAAGTGTACTGAGAAATGAAGTTATGGCTTGGGAGGAGGGATACCGATTAGCGGCTATGTTGGGTATTGAGGTTGATCTTATGAGGTGGAGTAAACTAAGGGACAAGTGTCTTTACAACTACATGAAATGGGCACTAGGGGAATTATAAAAAATGGATTATCAAAAGTTGTTTCTAGCTTGCTTATTTTTTTTGATGGGTCAGATAGGCGTATGGTTCGGCTGCAACTCTCAATTAGTGTGGAAGTGGTGGGAGGATAAGCCCATCACCGCAGCCTTAATCTTTGGCGTCCCTACTACCATTTGTATCTGGTACGGAACCAAGTATGCTTATGCCGCCATGGGGGAGTTATGGGGTCCACGATTTTTGGGGTTCGGGATGTCGTATATTTCGTTCCCGATTTTGACATGGTGGTTTCTTAACGAAAGCATGTTCACCCCTAAGACGATGGCTTGTGTGTTTCTTTCTTGTTCGATTATTTTAATTCAAATTATGTGGAAAACCGCTTGACATCGTTTTGGAGGTGGTTATATTAGATATGTGGTAAGACACACTCACGTTTACACAACGTGACACAACGTGGATACACTTTTTAAGGAGCACACATATGCCATTTGTCAATCATAATTCCATTAAACCGTTTCGTTATAACACGAAGCACTTCTTCAACGAAATTGAAGATATTTTCGATCTCATGGACCCTATGAAGAATAATACTTTTCTTGAGCGTCTTAGAGGCACTAGCCTTGGAGGTCAGCCACAAACAAATGTAGAGAGCTACGAAGACAAGTGCGTTATTACGATGGCTGTTCCAGGCATCTCACGCGATGATATCAAAGTCGACGTGGAACGCGACACGCTATCTATTTCATACGAGGAAGACGATTCGGAAAATTCAATTTTCGACTTTCAGCCTTCTTTCCGAAAATCTTGGACAGTTAACAGCAGCATCGATCTTGAGACGATCAATGCGGATTATAACAACGGTGTTCTAATCGTGGAATTGCCAAAGAAGAGCGAAAGTGGGTCTATCGCCCGCCGTGTTGAAATCAAGTAAAGGCTCTAAGCTGGGTGTGAAATAAAAAGGCACCCACGTATGGGTGCCTTTTTTCATTTGCAAAACTATTTATACTGATAACAGAGAGGGACGTGATTTTGGAAAGTTGGAAAAGGTTCGTGTCTAGCGCTCAGCAGCGATCACCGCGCTTATATTATCATGTGACGAGCGCGAGCAACAGAGAGAACATTGAGGTTCACGGCATTTATGGATCGACCAAAGCCGGTGATCGTGACTATACATATAGTGACGGCGACGAAGATGTGAAAGAGAAGAGAATTTATCTCTTCTCCTCCCAGAACTCCGCTTTCATGGCTGCGTTTTCAAATCTTGACTCTGGCGTGTTCGGAGGAGCACAACCTCCTTTTATATTTGTAAAAGTTAATCTCGCAAAGGCTGGAAGAGAGATGGCGGTTCATGCCGATCTTGAGTTACCGGACTTTGACGCTTACTATGTCACAGGCGATTTGCCCTCTCGTGCTGTCGTTGGGGTTGAGACGGAAGCAGAGGTCACAGAGAGACTAGAGAACGAAGAAAACGACGAATATAATGTTGAGGTTGATGGTGCCGAGCTTTACGAAGAGATAGACAAAATAAGAGTATTCGAAATTGAGATGATGCTTAAAATCAGTGGTGGCATTGATGACACCCTCACCGACATTCGGTCAATCAAAGGTGTCACTATTGTTTCTACACGGGATACACAACGTCATGGGCGAAGCTTCTTAACGAGGGCTACTATTAAATTCCACCCATCTAAAGAAGCCATGACCGGACAAACATATGTTAAGCAGATACTTGTACCAACAATAAATAGCAGGGACATACCAGGCTGTATTGTTCTAAGGCAGGTGCCGCACAGCCTGAAGATGCTATAGTGTTAAACGAGTGGAGAAAATTTCTTGTTGAGGAGCACAACAATCACTTGCCGCAGATTTACTGTGATATGGACGGCGTGCTTGTTGACTTTGAAGGGGGGGTTGTCAGCCAGATCAACCGCGACTTGCTTGACGGCACAATCGAAGATTTCAAGCCCACCGGAGGAATAACCCCAATGGGACGACTGCGACGAGCTTTGTTGGCACTCCGCTCAGAGCCGCAAATTGACAAGGCGGACCTAAGCAAAGGCGGGGGAGGCAATAGCCGAGCAGTGCGTAGGTACATGTATGACCGCGTTGAAGAAGACACAAAGTTCTGGACTGATCTTCCCTGGATGCCGGGTGGTCGGAGGCTATGGAACTTTATTGCTCCTTACACACCCTATATTCTTACTTCCCCGATGGGAGAAGGGTCGAAAGTGGGCAAAACTAATTGGCTGGCAAAGCATAAACTGAACTACAGGAGGTGCGACGGCGGACCCTGCTTTAGCCATGATAAATGGAAGTGGGCGACCACAGATGGGAAGCAAAATATTCTCATTGATGATTGGGATAAGAACCTGATTCCTTGGGCGACACTGTTCGATGGCAGCCCCGGTGGTATCGCCATCAAGTGTGCTTTTGGTGATTCAGCTTCAGCCATCGAAGAGTTAAAAGAATTAGGATTTGGGGAGTAGTGAACACTATTTATAAGTATTGGAGGAATCTTAGATGAAAATGACATCGAAAGATATTAAACGGATTATTAAGGAAGAAATGACTATGGTGCTGGAGGCTTACGAGATCACGGACCTCGTTGGCGATCTGGGCAGTGACGCCTTCGATGCGCCCACGACCGAAAAGGAGCGCCATATTGACAAGGAGGGTTTTAAACTCCAAGAAGCTTTCTTTGATAGCTTGGTGAGGTCCGAGGGCATAGCGTTGCCAACAGGCGAAGAACATGACCTTGAATCCTGGTTTTCTGTTGTAGGAAACATGGTGGCGACCGGCGGGATCCACGAAAAGGAGGCGTTGTCGCTGGTTCACAAGCTTGCTGACGCAGCAGGCGCTGCACTCCACACAGCAAGCGCCGGACTGGTTGACCAGGATCACCTTGACGATAAAGAGTGGGATGCACAGACCGAGATAGCAGCGAGGAAGAATGCCTTGTAGCAACTGTAAAACCCTTGAAACGACTCTTCAGAAGTTGAGGGACTTGGAAGAGGAAGTGACTCGGCTCAACGATGAGAACGAGTCGTTGTGGTTTATGCTCAGAGAGCTTAGAGAAGCCGATGAAGCGCTCATGGACGCTTTATCAGAAATTGCTTTAGAGGGCATGACACCGAAAGCCGAGGCGTAAATGAAGAGGGTGTATTTGTTCGACATTGATGGCACCCTTACGCCTCCGCGCCAGTTAATGGATGAGAGCTTTGCGGAGTTTTTTCTCTCATTCGCCAAGAATAACCTTGTTTACTTAACGACAGGGAGCGACCGAGCAAAGGCTTTGGAACAAGTGGGGCACGAAATTCTTACAACATGCCTCGGAGTTTTTACTTGTTGCGGTAATGAGTTTTGGGAAGGAGACAAACGAGTCTATAGCCGAGAGTTCTGCCCCAATATAGAATTAGTAACTTTTCTCGAACAGTGCGTCAAGGGTTCAAAGTTTCCAGTGAAGACGGGCAACCATCTTGAGCATCGGAGGGGGATGCTTAATTTTTCAGTTGTTGGGAGAAACGCAACCACACAAGAACGGTCTCGGTACAGCGAGTGGGATGAACGAAAACACGAGAGAGAAGAGATAGCCTATACAATCCTCGCCGAGAGGGAGAGGTTTGGGAATGTCGATGTGTCCATCGGGGGGGAAATAAGCATTGATATCTATCCCGCTGGACGAGATAAATCGCAGTCTGTCAGAACAATCCGCCAGCTTCACGCAGGCTTGCCCATCGTATTTGCAGGCGACAAGATGAGCCCCAATGGAAATGACTACGCCGCTGCTAAAGCCTTGAAGGAAGGGGACATAGCCTGTGAAGTTAACGGTTGGGGGATGACGGAACTACTTATAAAGAGCTACACGGAGAATTAAAATGGTCGAGGAAGAGGAAAAGAAGGATGATCTGAAGCCCAAGCACCCGCCAAGGCTGGCACCACAGGGTATTCGTACATTCACAATTTATCGGGGACACGACGGCACAGGCGTGTCGGGCGAAGGTATTGTGATTGAGGGCGTTCAGTTAGCGACAGGTCAGGCTATCGTACACTGGCTCTACCCGCCACCGAGAGGTTCCATCGCCGTGTTTGACTCAATGGCGGATTTCTTAAAGGTCCATATTAAGCCACATCCAGAAAATAAGACAATTCTTACATGGGATGACGGCGAGAAAGAAGAATATTAAACTATTTATTAAAAAGGAGATAGCCCCAATGAACATCACAAAGGGAAGAATTAGGCAGATAATCAAAGAGGAGCTTGAAGCCTTGAACGAGTCTGAAACAGATGGGTATGAATGGTCTTCTTCATTCGACCAAGCGATGGGCGATATTGAAAGAATATATGGCGATATTGAGAACGAAGCGCAAGCGACTCTTTTTATGGAAGAGCTTCCGAAGCGCGTTGACGAAATGATTAAAGCTTGGAAGGGAGATCGCGGAGCAGTACAGCCGTATCACCGGTAATAAGGATTGAACATGAGCGAGTTCGAAACATACTGGAATGATTTTGTAAGTTTGCACGAGATAGCAGAGCCCACTCCGTTTAAGAGTGCAGCACAGCAAAGATACAAAAAGTCACGGGAGGAGAATTCACTCACCCACCAAGGCGGCATTGCAAACAAGAAGTCGGGTCCGCCCTTCACGGGCAAGATGAAGAGGACAGGGACCGACAGACTTCGATTTGAAGAAGAGGTCGACCCCGAAAGCGTAGATTTATCCAGCTTTGTCGACCACGATATGCTGGACCGTAAAGTCTGGAACTCCGATGACAAGCTGGACCCCACTGTGCGAGATCGATTGTTACAAATTGCCCAACAGTTTTATGGGAACTTAGAGGTAAAGGCAGAAATAAAGGATATTACACTTACAGGTTCACTCGCGAACTACAATTGGTCGAAGTTCTCTGACCTGGACACGCATATTATCATAGATTTCACGGACGTGGATGAGAATGGTGAGCTTGTAAGGGAACTATTCCAGCAAACGAAGTCAAACTGGAACAGGCGACACGGAATTATGGTCAAGGGGTATGAGGTCGAGCTTTATGTTCAGGACGTGAACGACGCACATTTCTCAAGTGGAGTCTATTCCTTACTTAATGACGAGTGGGTTACGAAGCCCACTCACGACGCACGGGAGATAGACCGTGAAGCCGTAAAGCAAAAGGCTGCTTCTATGATGGATATGGTCGACGACATCCAGAGGCTACACGACGAGGGCGACCACGAAGGCGCGTTGGAGTACGGCGATAAAGTAAGAGGCAAAATCAAGAAGGCTCGCTCTGCTGGCTTAGAGAGAGAAGGAGAATACTCCTTTGAAAACTTGGCTTTCAAAGTTCTTCGAAGAAACGACTACCTTGAGAGGCTGTCGAAACTCCGCGTTGATGCTTACGATTCGCAGATGTCGCTGGCGCAGCAGTAGCGCTTGACACTCTCTTGACACGCCCGTGCTTGACTTAGCCCAAGGGGCGAGCTACATTGTACATGTAAAAGGGGGAGAGCCGTGTCATCACCGTATCTTAGCGTGGATCAGATAAAACCCGGTACGCTGCTACGTTCCAGAAAGGATGGCTCTCTGACCTTGGTTCTCGGTGACCCAGGCGTCCCGCATGGGCTCGGATGGACTGGGTGGGTAGAGGCTTACGACTTCAAGAGGGGGCAGCGCATCCAGTTGCATGTAGGCTACATCCACGCAGAGATTGTCGGAGGTAGAGTATGACACAGAATGCGTGGATACCTGGCAGTTGGGCGAAAGTGGGCGACCTTGTGCGCGTGTTCAACGGGCTGCGACAGGTGTTGGGCATGGGGATTGTTGCCAAAAGGGACCGCAAACAGCGTGTGTACGTGGCACTTCCGGGCGGCAACAGCAGATGGATGGCTGACCACCATGTCCAAGCCTATAGACCCAATTTTGATTATGACAGCGAGGTGAGCAATGGACGAATACGGACGTAAGGAAGAGGTTAGAGACGCGATTGGGTGCCTGTTTCTGGCTCCATTAGCTTACGCTGTACTGGTGTTGGCACTATGCCTGTAGGCAAAGAGGAACGCTGGGCTACTAAACCTAAAGCCCCGCAAGTCGGTGACTTAGTGAAACTTAATAAAAACACTCGAACTAAGGCGCAGCGTTTTGGAGTTGTGGTGGAGAAAAGAGGAATAGACGTGCGCGTCTATTGGTTTTTATCCCATGCTGTGCTCTGGTTCCGCCGGACTTCTGTTAAAATTATGAATCGAGGTGTAATGTGAAAGTCGGAGATATGGTAACTTTATCGGCAGCGGCACAGAAGCGGGACACAATGTATCCGTGGAGTGAGCTTGCTCGTCGTTATGGCTATGGCAAACCTAAGCCGGTGGGCATTGTGGTCGAGGTTATGCCTATGCACAAAATCGGCTTTAACTCAAAAGAGAAGGACGCTTACGTCATCAAATGGATTAGCCCCGATGCACCGAAGAGTCGAGACTATCAGTTTGGCTACTACGTAGGTCGATTCCCAAACCAGTTCTGGCGCACAGACTTGAAGTTCGTTAGCAAACGGAAGGTCAAGAAGTAATTTGTAACTCTTAACCGTCAGGATTCATCTTGTCAAAAATCCTTGTTGACAAAGAGAGTAAGTTATGCTACATTAACTTAGTGAGGATTATGGCTGAGTGGTGGAATTGGTATACACACAAGACTTAAAATCTTGCGCCCATGGGATTGAGGGTTCGAGTCCCTCCTCAGCTACTTTTTCGCTCCCATCGTCTAGTCAGGTCAGGACACCGGGTTTTCATCCCGGCAACACGGGTTCGAATCCCGTTGGGAGTATTTACACCAATATAAAGGGAGACCAAAATGTCGATGGCAGATGGATTAGAATGGGAGCGGCGTGAGCGTGAGGAGCGTGAGGCTCGCGAAAGACGCAAAGCTGCCATAGTTGTTGCAAGCTATCTAAAGGAAGACCTCCATCTCCCGGATGAAGTTTCAATAGCCTTTCATAAGCTTCTAGAGCTTTCTAACGTCAGTACTGACGTTTTCCCCGGCGCTCACATTTTTTTGACACTTTAAGTGTTGACCTAGCCCGCCAGAAGGGCTATAATGTATATAGACAGGGAGAACGAAGAATGAAAGTTCGCATTGACTACTCACACTATGACTACTCACACTACGTTATTGTAGATGTGCCGGACAGCATCATTAAGCAGGATGAAAACGGATACTTTGGCGATTTGCCATTTGAGTTTGATGAAATGTTTGAGGTTCTAAAAGCCTATGTCCCAGAAGGGGCAGAGATAGAAGGATGGGAACATCCAGACCTTCCAGCAGAGAACGAAGAATGAGTACATTGACTGTTGCCAGCGTTGTAACAATTATGCTAAAGTC